GGTCGTGAACGACCGGCCGTGTAACGACACGACCGGGAAGACTACACGGCCTGCGTAGCGTCCCCGCTCGCAGTAGCCAAGCCGGAACCGCTTGATCTCATCGTCGCTGACCCCTCTCTCACGGAGGTAAGATGGAACACGGAGCGTTGTACCGTCCCAACAGGGGGTGTATTCGGGAGGGAGATCAACATCGACCTTCGGCTTGGGTGGACGTTTCGTCGCCACCTCCAGAGCCTCCCGGAGTTCACCCTGTAGTCGCGGGATGTACGGGAGCACCTGTGCCGCGAGAATCCGGCGAGCTTCGCTGACCGGGACCTTCTCCACCTCAGCGATGAGACGTACTGGACCACCCGACTCGCCGCAACGCTTACAATCCCAAGCACCCGTCACGGTGTTCACGTACAGGTGCTGAGCTTTCCCACACAGGAAACAGTCCGTTTGTACGTGGTCCCTGCCGGACGGCGTGACGTGACCGGCGAAGCGTTCGAGGTACGCCCGGATGTCGAACCTCACTTCTCAACCTCGTCATGTTCGGGAGCGCTGTCCATCCTCATTCGTTCAAGGTCGCACAACAGTGGTATCAGCTGTCCCTTCTTCCCGGCCCGCCGCTTCCCGATGTACAAGTACAAGCGTGAACCCCCCTTGTCGTCCTTCAACTCGTTGAGCGACGTGAACCATGAAGCCGTCCGTGACTTGTTGTAATCTTCCGCCACCGCCTCCGGCGGGGCAACCTTCCCGGCCCAGGACTTTTCCAGTTGTGTCGTCGCCGCGACTGCGACACCAAAGTCCTGCGCCATCGCCGCGATGTCGTAATGGATGTCTGTGGACTCGTGTCGCTTGTCGTTGTACTTCCGCTGGGAACGTAGGTGGTCTGGCGAATCGATGATCAGGAGCCGTGGAACCCTCCCAGTTGCCAGCTGCCGTGCCTTCAGGACGGCGCGGATGTCCGCTACAGTTCCTGCGTTTGGTGAGATGCGCTCGATGCGTAGAAGGGCATTCATCCGGTCCCAGTTTGCCGTCATCCAACGCTCGAACAGTTCCCGTTCCGGCTTCGTCATCCGATGCTCTCGGATGTTCTCTTCTGGGATTCCCGTGAAGCGTGAGATGTAGCGGGATGCAACAGCTTGCTTGTCCATCTCAGTCGTGACGTGAAGCGCCGGTATCGCCCTGCTCACGGACTTCGCTCCGGTCTGGATCATCGAGATTGACTTGCCGACGTTGGTAACACCGGCGGTCAGATACTCTTCGCCAATCTTGATACCCTTCCAGCGGCGGTCGATGTAGGCGAAGCCGGTGGGAACGAAGTCGCTCAACTGTTCGAGTGTGGGTGCGAGAAGCGACTTTGCGATCTCCAACAGCCCCGTGTCGCCCTCCCGCACCCCTTGTTGCCTGATCTCGCCCTCGCCTTCGCGGATTGCTTCGGTCAGTGCGTCGGCGTCCTTGCGTTCAAGCGCGTCCACGAGCTTCTCAGCGACGGCCGACCCACGCTGGAGCCGATGTTTCTTGACCATCTCATCCAGGACGGACTGCGGCGAGCCTTCGCGGGCGCTCTTGATCTCGCGGATCACACGGACGGCCGCCAACACCTCATCGTCTGTCTTGAACTCCCGCTGGACCCGCTCCATGAGAAGCCGGAAGCCAGGTGCTTCCGAATGGCCCTCAACGCACTCTTTCGCAACGCGCCAAATCCAGTTCCGCTCCGGCCCGTCGAAGCGATACCCGTTCAGCGCCGTTGCTGCTTTGGATAGGTACGCTGCGTCTGTTACGCAGCGGTTCAGGAAGACCAGCTCAAGGTCGCTCATCCGACGTTCTCCAAGTCCATCGCGTTGGGACCGGCCTTCGCTTTCGGCACGTACATCCCGACATCGGGATCAAAGACCAGCCCCGGTTCCCAGACCCAACTCGCCCCTTCCGCCACAGCCATCCTCTGGGACGCTTCTGGCCCTGTGTACGCTCTGTCTAGTGGGATGGGAATCTCGCAACCATCCGGTATCTGTGCACGGCTCTCACTCGCGCCGTCTGGGTTCCAGCCGTTCAGCAGCGTGCTGAGGACGAACGGACCGAAGACCTGGGACGGTCGCGGGAACCGCGTGTCCCACATCCGCTTCTTCGCGGCGAGCCACAGCGCGCACTCGATCATCCGGCCCGGCGTAAAGCCCTGTTCGTATCCGTCCCACGCTCGCTGGAACGCCGGACGATACGAACCCTTCCCGATGTGCCACCAATCGAGATCAATACGCTTCCCACCGTGCTTCGACTGATACTGGTTGAACGCCGTGCTGTACAGCCGGGATGCGAGCCTCGCAACCGCCTCCTTCGCTGTGCGTCGGAGCCGCCCGACCTTCCGCTGGCTGATCGCTTGACGGTCTTCGACTGGGATGCGGCCCAGAGAGATTCTGATTGTCTTCGGCGTCACGAAGACGCCGGATGGTAGCAACCAGCCGCCGTTTCGCGCCTTGATCCGGCTCATGGAAGCCTCCTGATTGCGAAGCATCGCTGACGCTGTCTCCGCAGGAGACAGCTGGCGGCGATGGATACTTCGTATCCAACCACTCGCTTCGCTCGTGTTAGGGCATTCCAACCCCGGCCCCTCCCCCTAAAGCCCCCCTCCCCGCCCCCTTCCCTTTTGTCTCGTGTTTCCAACTGTCTGTTTGTCTGCAGCGCAGTCGGGCTGCATCCTTGCGCAACGGGAAACTGGGAGATTGAGCGGGTTGTTTCGTACACTACATCCCTCATGTTAGCAGCCGGAGCATCCGACCTTCGGGCCCAGCCACCCGGTAACGACGAAGCGGGGACAGTCGCCCCGGTAGGATTCGTCATCGCCGGTTTGGTCTGCTCCGGTCTTGACCGGGCCGATGCGCGTCTTATCCTAGCGAACCCGGTTGCCTGAGGGTTCATCGCGCTACCGTCTTGATGGTGAAACAGCCTTCGCCCTTGTACGTTCTCAATCGTTCGAGTGAGTGTCTTGCTAGGTATGGGTTGGTGAGGTCGATGAAGTCAATGATGGTTGCGCTCCCCTTCCCTTCGGCCGGGGTCATGTTGCGGAGCCGCTGGATCGTCGTCTTCTTCGATGCGCCACCTTCAGCGTTGATCACCACCTCCAACTCAGGGATGTCTACACCTTCGCCCAGGAGCGTACTGACGACTACATCGAGCCTCCCCGCCTTCAGTCGGGCGATGGCTTCGGTTCTGTCTTCGCTCTGGGACGACCCGATCAGTAGTTCCACGCGGAGTCCTGACGCACGAAGCATTGACAACAGGATCTTCCCGTGCTCAACCCGCCCGATGTCTACCAAGACGCTCCGGCCCTTGTCGCGAGCCTCCACGGCGCTCCCAACGATTAGACTGTTTCTCAAATGGTTGTTCGTGATAAGACGGTCGTACAGGCGCGAGTCCCATCGACCATCCACCAAAGGCGACTCGATTGTGAACAGTCGAACCTCAGTCTGTACAAGCCAGCCCTTCTTTACGAGGTAGTCCATAGACACTTCGTACACGATAGGCCCACAGAGCGCCTTCAGCCAGAGGGCACTTCTCTCATTCGGTTTCCGACGCGAGATGTACGCTGTCGCACTGAGTCCGACACGAGCCGGAGCAGGGCATTGTAGCAGGGGTTCCCTCCATTCCTCCGCTTCAAGGTGGTGGCACTCGTCAACGATCAGGAGCCCAGTTGTTTCGAGCGTCCACTCCACGAACATGTCCCGCTTCTTGTGTCCCATCATGAGCGACTGGAACGTGGCGACGACGATCTCAGCGGATGTGGAGGCGGTTCGCCCCTCACAAAGCGTCGTGACCTCCACGCCGTCGAAGACGCGACGGAACACTGACGCAGACTGGTCAACGAGTAGAATGGACGGGACCACGAACAGCGTCTTCAACCCGATTTGCTCGATCAGGACTGAAGCTGTCAATGTCTTCCCGCTTCGGATCGGCATCTTCAGGATACCCAACGAGCTAACCCCCGCTTTCCCTTCGATCAGCGCGTTCACCGCTTGTGCCTGGTATGGCCGGATTCTGACAGCGGCGTCGAAGCGGTGGGGTGAGAGTTCACGGGCCGGAGGACGATTGTCGATGACCTCCGGCTCGAACCCGAGGTTGCGCAGTGTCAACAGGGCTTCCGGCAAAAGCCCGACCGGAAAGACATACCCCCCACCACGCTTGACATGAATGAAGTGAACCTTGCCGTCCCATTTCCCACGCCGATAAGACGGGGCAAACCACGCGCCCTCAACAGGGTAACTGAGGACACGGTCAAGTTCGCGGATGGTGTCCCGACTGACTCTGTCTATGGAAACTTTGGGACCGTCTATCTCGACTCTCATGAAGGGAGCCTAGACGAAGCTGAACAATTGCGTCGCTACAGGTTCGGCGTCCCCTCTTGTCGTCCGTCGTCTTCTGTACCCGCATCAGGGGGAGGGGCCGGATCGGAATCGATGTGACGGTCGCGGAACCGACGACGGGCATTGCGGAGCGACTGGATCGCGTTATCCAGCTTCGTGCTTCCCTCGCCCGCTTCTTGTTCGAGCCGTTCCAGCAGCGCGTAGTTGACAGCTCCCATCTGCTAGCCTCCGTTCCCCATGGAATCCATGAAGCGCCTGTATGGACACTTCTCACAGGCTTCGTTCAGGTCCCTCACGGCTCCGGTGACCTCGTCAGCCAAGCGTTGGGATTGGGTGGAGTTCTCCGCGAGTGTCTTTGCGTAACGGCAATGGAGGGCGATCAGCTGCTTGTCACGATACCAGAGGGCGATCAGAGCCGTAGCGGCAATCACCCCCAAGAGTCCCTTTTCCATGAACGCGGAGATGACTTGTTCGGCCATCAGACGTGCTCCAGCAGTGCCATCCCCCCGAACATCAAGCCGACCCCAGCCGCGACCCCGACGACAAGCCCAACCGTGAAGGCGTAGCGGTCCCACCACGATTCTTCAATCGGCCGGGCTGTCGCTTGTATCGCTTCCTCGAAGATGATTCGCTGCTGCTCTGCAAGGTCTGTCCGAATCTGGATGAGCCCTTCCAACTCCTGGACCTTCAAGTCCAGCGTCAGGTAGCCCGTGAAGGTCGCTTCGTCCACGAGCAGCCCAGACCAAGGAGCAGTTTCGCCGTACATGAGAGGGACGATGGGGTGTGACTCCGGCTCCGTCGTCGGTCCCGGATCAGCCCCAGGATCACTCTCAGGTTGGTCGGAGACACCCTCTAGCAGCGTCGGAACCTCCAGGCCAGGGGACTCTCCAGCCTGAAGTAGAAGCAACAGAGCGAGAGTGGAGATCATCGGACGCCCCCTCTCATCCGATTGGCGAACTGAGCAAGCGCCGTGAGGCGCTGTCGTTCGTCCCGGATGGTTCCGATCCTTGCCAGCTCCTTCCGAGTATCTTCATACAGCTGGGTGAACCTCGCCTCCCGTGCTTCTGCTTTCTGCTTCGCCTCACGAGCGTCTGCGATTGCCTTCTGGAGTTTCGCGTCGGGCGATTCGGCCCGGCGCACGATCCAGACGATCAACACAACGGTCGCGGCGAGAAACAGGAGTGCGGCGATCCACCCTACCCATCCAGCGGTTCCCATGGAATCACCTACCACCAAGGCCAGCGGTCCCCGTCCGGCTCCGGTCCCAGGTTGTCGATGCTCTCTCCGGCCCGTCGTCGGGCATCCAGCTCGAACGGGTTTGCCTTGTACGCGTGAAGAGTCCGGCACGCGAGCCAGACCACGATTGAGAACTGGATGTAGAAGACCCATTGAAAGACGCCCAGAATGAGTTGCTGAGCGAGGTGTACCCGCTCGTGAACTCGTGTCTGCTGGTTCCTGTAGTCGTCGTCGTCCAGGTAGACAACGCACCAGCCCTGCGAGAAACCGCCCCACTTGTTGGCGTACTTCCTCCGCATCCAGCTATCGGGGCGAGTCACGAGGTCCCACGCCCCGTCCCGCCAGCCCCTTGATTGGAGCTGGCGGGCGATCAGGAGCGGGAGGATGACGAACAGAAAACTGAGAGCCATCGTCGGGAACGACCAGGCCCCGACCAGGATCTTCAGCGCCCAGTTCCGGGGCCAGGCGTTCACGGCGTCACTTCCCGGTTCCGGTGGATTTGGCGCGACCTTCCGCCGTCACCGTGTTGAGAAGCTCGTTGAAGCCGGATGATCCCAGTGCGGCTCCGATGCCTCCCAGCAAGGCGTTCCACCAGACGACGCCTCCAGACATCGCGGCGAAGGTTGCGCCCGCAAGGCCCAGCACGAGGGCGATCAGTGGCCGCAACCATTTGCGCACTCCTAGCCACTTCTTGATGATTCCCAGCTTGGTGATCTGGACCAGCAGGTAGATGAGTGCCGTCAGGCCCGCAATCCAGCCCTGGGTCTTCCAGATGTTGTAGACTTCACCTGCTCCCGACGCGATGTCACCCACCGTAGGCTCTGGCTCTTCACCGCCATCGCCTTCCTCAGCCATATCGGTTTCCCCATCGGACTGCAGCAATCCCGAATCGGGGGTCACGGTCGGTTCGCCCGCGTCGGGCGCGACCGTCGCATCGTTCAGCGGCTGCTCCGTGGTCGTCGGAGTTGGCGTGGCGGTCGTTTCGGTGGGCGTCTCCACTTCGGTCGTCGCCGTGGCGGGGTGGAGCGCAGCGATGGGACCCGCTCCCTGTTGCGCGGTTGTGGGCGCGGCCCAGAAGACCGCAACCACCAGGAACAGAACGGCCGCAAACATCTTCATCACGCATCTCCCTTCTTCGCCGTGTCCCCCACAGGGACCGGCTTGATTGGGACGGGGAATCCGGCCGCAGCCGCCGCTGCCCTCGCCCCTGCCACTTTCACAAGCGCCTTCCTGCGCGCTTCCTCCACCGCCGGGCCTACTCCGTCCGGCGGCGGCTGCGGGTCGTCCCCAACACAAGGTGAAAGCGGGGGCGGGAGCGGTGGCGCGGATTGCTCGACATTCGATGCTTTTGCATCGAACTCCACGAGCATCGCCTCCACGGCTTCGACCGCCCCCGCAGCCTTGACCAGTTGTGTGCGGGCTTCGTTGAGTTCCGCTTCCTTCCTCGTTACGATGTTCCCCAACTTTTCACGGGCGTCGTGGAGCATGTGCCACTTGTCCACGAGATAGCCCGCTGTTCCTTTGCGTTCCGCTGAGGGTGTGTTCAGGAGCGCGATCAACTTCTGCTTTCGTTCATCCATAACGTACCTCCTGAACCGGAGCCTATGGCTACAGGTTGTTGTTGACCGCGTTCGCTCCGATCATGTTGGCGGCAGCGAGGTCTTGCACATTCCCGCCGGGACAGACGCAGCGATTGAGTTGAGAGATGCATCCGGCGCTTCCGACGTTCAACGTCACGCCCCAAGCCCCAACGACCGCCGTGCCGATCATGTTCGAGCAGATGACGTGATCCTGTGTGCCTCCAGCGACCCAGACTGAATCCAGTTGGATTGTGGTGGTGATGGGGTTCAAGATTCCGGGCCACCCACAGTCTCGCACGCTGTTGGAGTTGAATGCGGACGGGAGCGACCCCATCGAGAAGTACATCGCGTGCCCACGCACATCATTGAATGAGTTCCCAACGATGGAAATGTGCCCCGCTCCGGCGGCAAGGACAATCCCCATCCCACCGCTGATTCCGTTCCCAACCGAACCGATGTCATTCCCGACCACAACCCCATTTTCGTGAAGGAGATTCAGCGCGAGTGCACCCGTTACCGCGTTGCTCCCTCCGACATCGATGTGGTTCCCGATGATGTCGATATTGACAGTCGCGGCCGTCTGTACCGCATAGGTATCGCTGGTTCCGCTACTCGTCACACGATTCCCCACGAAGATGGAGTCATACCCGGACAGCTGTGCACCGATTCCGGGATTGACCGTCGCGTTCTGGTTCCACCCCTCGATGTAGTTGTCCGCAATCACCGCGTCGTGTCCGGCATCGTACAGAGCCGGAGACATTTGGCACTGACGAATCAAGTTCCCGACAACAACGGAATCGGATGCCGCAACCGCAATCTGAATCCCCGCATCGCTGAACTGCGATTCGTTCCCCTCTACCAAGCACTCGTAACCACCGATGTAGTAGTCATACGACAGTGCCGTGTTTGCGAAGTTGGAGATTGCGGTGTTGTTGGTAACAGTTGATCCGGGAGCATTCATGACCACGGTGTTCGCAGCGACTCCCGACTGACGACAACTGTAGAAGTAGTTGCCGTCCACCTTCCAGAATGCGGCCCCGAACGCTTGCACATCCAACGCGCCGTTCAGACAGAGGTCAACCCAATTGTCACAGAACGTGTCGAAGTACAGATTGTCGGGGTTTGCAACCGGAACGATGAGCGCCTTCTCCCAGTACCTGAACATGTTCCCGCGAACAGAACAGTACGAAGCCATCCCAGGGAGGTACACTCCATACCTCAAGTTGGTAACCGGAGCCGACGCCCCATTGAAGAAGTTGTTCTCGACGTGGAGCCGCTCGACCCACTCAAACCAGAGCGCCGCATCGACCGGCTGGAGTGACTGTTGCTGCGACCAGATGAAGTTGTCGCGGATGGTGAAATCGTAACCAACCTCTCCGAAGATCCCGAAGACTCCCCGGATCACGAAGTTGAGTCCGTTGTAGTCCACGACCCGGTTGTTCAGGAATCGGAAACGATCAACCTGAGCTCCAAGCGAAGCGAACTCTACCAAACCAGCACCGGCACTCTGCGGCCCGGCGTAGACGAACCAACTGTCGCGAATCTCTACGTCACTCACGCCGTTGATGGTGAACAGCGGACCATCGAAACTCCACGACACCGCATTCTGACCGTTCTTCTGCGAAGAACGAATCCGAACACCCGGCGTGTTGACAATGATGCTTTGGGTTTCGTACAATGGCCCGTTGATGACAATCTCCGCACTGGGGTGGATCCCGTTGTACGCGCCCCCTCCGTTGTATCTCCAGTCAACGAATCTCATCGCAGAATACAACGACATAAAGTTGTAGAAGCGCGGTGCCGTCGCCGTCGAAGCCATGTATCCAACTGTGACAGCCGTGTTCACGTCACCCGTACCGATGAAACACCGAAGGTCGATGATCTGGGTGACTACTCCGGCGACGGTCGTGATCTCAGCCAGAACCACGTTCCCATCGGCGTAAGCGATTGTGGGCATGAAGTGAGTCGCAAACGAACCGTTCCCATCCACATACAGGAAGTACACCCCGTCCAACATCATCATGGAACCACCGATGAACTTGATCTGCTTGGCGAAGCGGAGGTCCGTCTTGTCGTTCTGCGCCACATAGATCGAACCCGCCGCAATGTTCACGATGTTTCCGCCGCCCATCGTGACATCCATCCCGTAGAACACGCCGTTGTAGAACCGATGGCCGGACGTGGACTGCTGTTCGTTCAACGAACCGATGATGTCGGTGAAGCTCGTCTTCGGGGCGTTCCCCCAGTTGAGGTCGTTGTTGCTGAGGTACACCGGCGAAAGCGCATTGACATCTTGGAACGCAATCTGAGCCGAACCGTAAGTTGTCGTTTCGATCAGCGCAGTCGGCCCCATGAACTGCAGGCTTCCGTCCAATGCGACACTGTGAACGCTGGCCCCGCTGAGGTCGATGAACCAGGTGGACTTGATCCCACCGGTCGCGTTGAATACCAGAACACCGGGCGGGGAGCCCTCCCCCACTTGGTAGTCTGTGAACGTGAACCCGCTTGCGGGAGCGAATCCGGTGAACTCCAATACCCCATCCAGCTCGATGTCGCCGGCAACGTACATGTCGCCATCTTCGTCCACGCCGAAGACGCGCACGGAGGTCGGGTCCAGGACCGTGATCTGGTCTTCGTCCACGTCAGCCGCGCACCCCCTGACTTGGACCTTCGCATGTCCGTGCGGGTCGATGCGGATGATCTCGCTGATGTCAATGAGTGAGGCGCTGATCACGTTCTGGTCGGTGTAGTCGATGTTCCCCGGAGGAACGATTGCTCCAGGACCGGAACCCGTCACAGCGGCAAGAAACAGCGTTCCATCGACCGTCCGCAAGTCGCCGCTCGTGAAGCGCTGGATCGTCGGCCCCTTCTCGTGAACGTAGTAGTCAGCCAGAATCACACTGACGCTTCCAACCGTCTGTCCCAGAAGCCCGGTCGTGGTGATGACGTTCTGTCCGGCGACCCACGCAACAGTGCATTCCTCGAACGCAACCACCGGGTCGTCAGACAACGGATTCACGAGACAAACGCGGACAACACGACCTGCGTGGCTGACACCGGACTCCGTGATGGAGTCCACAACCAACCGGATTGTCAAGCCGAGGTCTGTGACGCTGTCCGGGTTCCCGACGTTCCCGATCTCCTCTTTGTACTGGACGTACTGAACAAGCCCCGTGCGAGGGTTTGTCTCAACGCCGTCCGGGACCTGTACCGCGTGAATCCCAACGTGGTACAGGACGCCCAACGTGTTCTCGAACGGGACACCGAGAAGATACACGCTGGTCCCGTCGTCTTCGAGCGTGTAGCCGTTCCCGCTCGCCCCGGCCCACGGCGTCAATGGCGAAACGCTCAACTGGTCGTTGGCCGGAGAAATGAGCAGGGTTAGCGTGTCGAAGCTACCGTCATCGTTCCAGAGCCGTTCGTGGATCTCCAACTCCCGATTGCGGAGATAGTCCAGAAAACCGTCCTTGATCTGATCCAGCGGCAGGATCTTCTTGTTGACCAGGTTCGTCCAGACTGCGCCGGTTCCCATGTTCGTTCCTCCTACAGCACCCAGTTGGCGCTCGTTGTCGTCCCCGAAGGTTCGATGATCGCCCAACGAAGCGTCTGACGGAACACTTCCACGTTGTCCAGTTCAACATCCGACCCCATTACGCCCTGAGCGAATGAACCAGACGTAACAGCCGGAGCTGCGTCCCAATACTCGATGACCTTGTTCGAATCGATGTAGGCGGTGATGTGGTTGTAGTTCAGAGTCGCGTCGTACCTACACCGAATCCGAAGTTTGTACCAGGCGTCTACGACAACGGGGAATGTCGCCATAGCGATATTCACCCCTGCCGGATACCTGGTAAGTCTGACATTCGTTGGTCCGGTCGGGGAGATTCTGATCATGTACCCGGTCAACGGCGGGGTCCAGAAGAAAGCGCTGCCGTAGTTTCCTGCCGCCCCGTTGGTGAGCTTGAACTTCTGTATCGAACAGATGTCGCTGAACGCCGAAGGCGGGGCGATGGGGATGTCCGCCAGCTCTTGAGTCCCATTGGGAATCAGGAACGTCTCATCCGTTGTGATCGTTCCGGGCGTCCCAAAGAGAGTCGTCCACTTCGTTCGACCTTCCTGGAACGTGTCGAGGAAGTCCACCAGAGAAGCCTCGAAACGCTCGCCCAACGGCCGCATGATCTCCAAGAGCCGAAGAAGAAGTGTTTCATCCAAAAGTCCGTCGTCCATGACGCGGAACTGCGACGTGTACTCATCGAACCGGGCGATGGCGTCCCCGATCACCCAGAAGTCGAAACCGACCTGCTCCTCACCGATGATGACCTCGCCCACGATGGTACGGAAGTCGAACCAGTTGCGGATGTACGGAGTCTTTCCGGTTAGCAGCCGGATCGTGACCTCCGCTCCCAGCTCAGTGTACAGGCGCTTCCAGAGCGGTGCGGCGAGCCGGATCAGCTTCCGCTTCGTTTCGGCGTCCAGCCGCGAGATGATCGCATCGTATGTCCGCGTGAACCCGACGATTGCCAAGAGGTAGTCCAGTTGGTCTTCGGGGCACAGCTCCGGGTTGATCAGCTCCGGGAGTTTGAGGATGCGAGCCTCGACCCAATCCCTCCAGTACTGTGGCCGCTCCAGATACCGCTTCAGGAACAGAGCCCCGGCGTCCCGGTCGGTGTCCCTGATCGGCTTGATGAGAGATTCGTACAGGTCGAAGGTCGTCATCTGCACACCTACGGGATGATGTTCAGCGTCACGGTCCCGACAATCGGAAGTTCTCGCGTCAGGAGAACCACGTCAGCCGCCGGAGTCGTTACCACGACGTTTCGCGGGCGTGGTTCCGACTCCATCAGCGCCGTGATGATGCGGGCAACCGGAACTGTCTCACCGAACTCCCACTCCCACTCCGTGCTCTCTGTCCCATCTGCGTTCTTTGCCTTCGCCTCCGGGTTGAGAAGAGCGGTCACCGCCGCGACCGCTGACGTCAAGTTCCCGCCATACACGTCAGCAACGATGTTGATCGTGAGGGGCGAGTAGTTGCGGGCGACGACCTGTTGATTCATGACGATGATCCCGCGAATCTTCCGCGCCGTGTCCCCGTTGAAGTACAGTTCAAGGTCCGCCAGTTCATCAACCGTGGCGAGCCCACCACCCAGCTTCACGACGACTGCTTCCACGGTCTTCGGACCGAAGCCGCCCTCAATCGCAAGACATCGGCTGAACATCTTGCTTCCTTCGTCTGTCGTGTACGCTTCCACGAGCGTGACGACATCGGGTGCGGCCGTCGCCTTTCCGAAAGTCCGCAGCGAAGCCGGACCGACGATCTTGGCACGTTCCAGTTCCTGTTCCGTATCACCTTCGCGGGCTGACCAGCCGGAGCCTTTGCGCGGGTTCGTTGTTTCCGCGATGTACGCGACCCCTCCACGGTTTACAACGACGGTGTTAGTCCCGACGTTCCCGTCTTGGTTTTCCATGGTACGATACGTTGCGCGGATGTTCCCGATGCCCGCCATCGGGATCTTCCCGTTGATCCCATCTCCGAAGGTGATGGTTGCGCGAGAATCCGAATCGAACACGACAGTGAAGTGCTTATCAACGCTGTTCGACGTCAGGAACGTATCCACCTGAAGCCACTCAGTCTCGATTGCTCCCTCCGTCACATAGACCCGGAGATTGTCGTCATCGATGACCGGAAAACGGTTCAGTTCATACTCCTGGTCAGGGAGTCCGGTGGACGACGCAAGTGGCGTGTCCTCACGGGTTCGACCCTGGGTCACGTCAGTGAACACGAACTGCTGACGGTCGTGGATTCGGAGTTGCGTGATGGACGGGTCCGTCACTGGCCCTGTGACCTCGATCAAGCGGAAGCGAACCCAGTACGCTTCGACGCCGTTGACCGTCGTCTTCGTCCACCACTTCCGGTCATTCTTGGGAAGGGTGTAGTCCACGTCCCGGTTCCCCGGCGCTGACGTGAAGCTGGAACTCGCGTCAGTCGTCCCTTCCATCTCGTCCCAGGCCCGCCCCACGGTGTAGTCCCGCTCCTGCGTCGATGGGACCGTCTGTCCCAGGAACCCCGTCGTGGCGACCCAGTTTGTTCCGGCCGGTCCAGGAGCGCCATACTGGACCGCAACGTCCTGGTAGACGCCTGTCTGGTTACAGCGAACGCGGACAATGGTTCCGACCCGCGTTGCCGTTCCCAGGAAGCCGTTGAGGTCGAGCCTCAACCCAGAACCGATGTTCGTCACGAGGTCGGGTTGCGAGTCGTCCCAGTCCCCGTCGAAGAACTCCCAGATTCCACTGATACCAACCGCCGACGCAAACAGGTTCACGCGGATCCTGTTCCACGCAATGGTCTGGTGTCCGACGTAGAGGATGTCTCCGGGCGCCCCAGCGCCGCCCCAGCCGGGGGTAAACTGTGTCAGAGGATTGTTGGCATCGGCCGTGTGGTCCGTGTAACTGTTCGCGCTATCATCATAGGCGAAACAGGCGTCCACTTGATCCGTCCGCGTCGTTGAGAGGGCGTCCCCAGTCTCGAACTCGATGGGTGCCTCCGTCGCCGTTGCCCTCGTTGCGAAGACGCTATGGGCCGGCATGAGAACAACCGCCGACGTAAGGACCTGCGTCACACGATGGACGAGCAACGCGGTCGCCGGAGTTGCTTGCGCCAGGTGATAGTCGATGAGTGCGAGCAACGCTGCGACGCTGTCCCTCAACCGGGCTGTCGGGAGGTACATCTCATTCGCAACGAGGTCAAGCAGGACGTTGTTCAGGTGCGCGGAGGTAGAGAACGCTTCAAGCAGCTGAATGAATGGTTCTTCCGGTGACTCGTCCAACTGAAGACCTTGGTCCCTGACCCACTGGATGAGGTCTTCCAGAATCTCTCCGTGGTAGAACCCGGACCACTCGAAGTTGGGAACCCTGACCGTCGCCATCGTCAACCCTCCAGAATCCGCGCTGTCCCCAACCGGCCGAGCCCCAGTCTCAGATCCTTGGGCGCACGCGTTTTCAGGTCGATGTATGTGATGTTGAGGACCGATTCCCCATGTTCGTTCCGCTCCGATGAAGGCTTCACTGACTTCAGCTGGGCGCGACCTTCCCGGCGGAACCTATCAAAGCGGCGCTCGATGTACTCCATCACGCGAGCCCGCGTTGATTCGTCGTTCATATCGAACACATTCTCTTCTGAGATTCCCAGATCGATGAACGGGTTGATCGAGTCACAATCGGACAGTGATAGGGCGATGATCTTCCCCAGTTGCTCCGATTCGTCATCGATCATCCGTGCCCGACCACCAGGCCCAGGAACGACCGGAATCTCAAGACCGCGCAACATCGTTCCCTCCGTTCGCCCGAAGGATACCGACGAAGCCTACAGGGTACAGAGTGTCTGACGCTACAGCCATCCCGTTGGCACAGGGAAACCCCTCCCATAGCGACTCCCAGCCGACCTTCCGGCTGTTGGCTACGCAATGAGAGAGAATGGCAGCCATCATCCCTACTCCACCGTGTGCTTCGTGGAGAGCACCGACGCTGGGGGCGTCGGGAGTGGAACCAACGGAGTTCCGGTTGGCCCCATCGGGTGGGGGTGGGTGTGAGTATCGAACGTCACCTTCAGCGAAGCCGTGATCCAGTTCAGCAGGGACTCACCCTTCACCAAGTGCTCGCTTGCCGCTGCGCCGACCTTGATTGCCGGAGCTTCCAACTCAATCCCGCTGGACTTCAGCTCGATGTAGTATCCGTTCTGGTCGAAGACCTTGAGCCCATTTGTCGTGAAGAGCGCCGTGTTCCCGAACTTGTCGGCCAACATCACCCGTTCGCCTCCTTCGGTGTCGTCGAACAGGAAGATGTGGCCTGACGGTGTTTTCACCCCGCGCCGCTTCGGGTAGTTCTCCTTGAACTCATCCGGGAGCTGCTGGGAGTCATTGTACAGATACGCTCTGTAGCGAGCGTTGGGAGCGCTGATCGAAGTCTCGCCGGGAATCTCATCAGACTTGGACGCTTCAGATACTTCAATCTCCACCTGGTCCCCGACATCGGGCGGGAAGAACCAACCGCATGCCTTCGCTCCGACGTAGGGGAACGTGGGCGCTACCCAGTACGGGAGTTCACGATCCGACCGCACAAGCCCTGGGCACTTGACCTTCACGCGGCCGATCTGTTGAGGGTCGTCCACGTTCGTCACTGTTGCCGGAAACACGTTGGTCTTCATCTACGTCTCCAAGACCTTGTGGGCCTTGAACTCCACCGTGTACCCCTGGTCCGGGAACAGCTTATGACGCGCCATGGTGAAATACCAGTCGCCGTCGAGTCGTGAACCCAGACCTTCGAGCCGGTGGACCTGACGTGCCTTGATGGTCTCGACCCCAACGATGGAGCCGGTCGCCATGATGAAGCTGTTTCTCCTCGCCCTCATCCAGCGCCGGGCGAAGTCCAGCGCGTCCGCGACCGAAGTGAACGGCCGGTCGCTGATCACGTCGATGGCGTGCCCCGCTGCGGCGAGCCGGAGCGACGACGCACTGGTGATGGATTCCTCAATGGAGCGGCCGGATTCCCCTGCTCTCACCCGGCCGTCTGAGCGCCGGGTCGGCGTGTTCCGGCTTCCCCGACTTCCGCCGCGTCTGTAGCGCGGGTCGGCTTCGGCTTCGGTGGAACCTTCTTCCGTCAGGTACGTCCACTGGCCGCTCACCTGGTCGAAGTACATGACCTTCAGCTCAGTCACGCCGTCGTCCAGGTTGTACTCCGGCTCGAACGTGAGAAGCGTGCTCTGGTTCCCCTGACGATAGCGGAACGTGTAGAGAGGGCGCTCATTGTCCGGCGGTCGCTTCCAATGGAGGACCCACGACTTCAGGCCGAAGTAGTCAAAGTCCACCCAGAAGTCCCGGCTGTTGATGTTCGCCAATCCCCGGACCAACGCAAAGTCCGACATGTCCCGCTTCTGGACAACGTCATCGACCCTGTCTGTGTCGTCCACGTCCGGCACATAACCGTACTTGTCCGCGATGTTACGCACGACTTCGCTGTGCGTCATCTGTGGGAACACGGCACCTTCTTCGTCATCGGCCGCTCCACGCCGTTCCGTGCGACCGTCCCCAACAACCTTGATCTCACTCCGTTCCCCCATCATCGTCTTGGCGGCATCGTAACCGATCACGTCCAGACCGGCCATCCCCTCTTGCGGAAAGCGCGGGATGTGTCTCCAGATTCGTGTTCGTCCCAGATGAACGGCCCGACTGTAGGGGCCATACCCAGCGAACACGTCAATGAAGTTTCCTGGGAGGAAGATTCGGTTGGTAGTGAAGTCCGGCAGTTGCTGGTTCTCCGGGTCTTCCGGCATCCCAATGACATCGAACTGGTGCGCCGGATTCAGCGCCTGGATCTTCAACTTATCGCACATGTCGGTCGCGGTTTCGTATTCGACGTTCTGGATGAACCGCGTGATGTCTTCCCAGATCCATTCTCCTTCAACTTCGATGGCGTAGAACGGCCCGAGGTCTTCGCCCCAGATGCGCCCTCCAGGGCCACTGAACGTCATGTCTTCGGAAGGGATGGGCTGCACAGGCCTACTCCGTCCACTCACGAATCTTCAGGCTCACGTAGTCTCTGTTCAAGCGGTCAAACACTTCCTTGCGGAGCGACACGAACGCCGCTGTACGCGTCAGAGGGACGCTGTACGGTTCCATCCGCGTCTTCCTGATCTCCTTCGCGTCTGGGGCAACGATGAGGTCACCTTCCTCCAAAATCGCGTACTGCGGATGGAGCCTCCGTAGCAGGTCCCCCAGATTGGCGTTGAAGTACAAGATTCGTGCCACGTGCTCGAAAGTCTCGCCGGTCGCAGCACGGTAGTAGCGCGTGCTGACCGGCGAGGCGTTGGGGTCCGATTGCTCGATGTCGAAGGGCTTGTATCGCTTCAGCTGGACAGAGAGAACAGCGCCCCTCAATGAGCCGTCGTTGCGAAGCGAGTCATACCGGATGTTCCCGATTGACTCGACTACAACGCGCTCATTGAGAGCAGTTCCCAGGACGAAACGGAAGATGTGTGGCCGTCCCAACTCCTGATCGAGCGTGACCGCCGCTTTGAGGACATCCAGCCTGTCCTTGATATCGTCTGTCCGGTCCTTGGCGAACAACCGGACTTCGAGACGCACAGAACGCGACTGTCCGTGGATCCACTGGACGACCGGCTCATCTCGTCCCAGTGCCCAGACTTCGGTGTAGCTGGTCCCGTATTCTTCTTGAACACCGGTTGCCGGATACTGTCCGGTGTATTCCTCACCCGTGTCGAGGTCGATGAGCTTCCACTTGGTCGCTTCGCCTGGCTTCGACATCGCTTGACCTCACTACGCTGCCGGGACCAGGTCCTGGTTGCGCACCACGGCCGCTCGCCGTTGCCACGGCGTATCCTCAAACCCGGCCCGCTCACGAACCTCACGCTGGTTCCGGGCAACGGCACTTGAGACGCAGCGTCCGTCGATGTTTGCATTCGTCGTGATGTCCATCGTCCGGTTGTCGTTGATCGTAGCCGTCATGTCGCCCGGCTGCGGTGGCGTCGTCGCTCCGGCTCGCGCCGCCCCAGCCGAAGCAGCCGCTTGGGCGAGGTACGGTGCACCCATCTGTCTGGAAGACGCAGAGGCCAACGGATCAGTGTAAGCGTAGGCTCTTGTCCCCTGTGACAGTTGGTCCGACGTTTGTGCCACATTCATCATCCGGTTGATCTGGTCACGAGCGACTCCCATCCCTCCCAGAATACTGGCGACCTTGTCCGCTACCCACTTGATCTTGTCAACAATCCACTCCAGCGCCGACTTGATCCCGTTGATCACAAAGCCGATGGCCTCGAACGCGGCTCTCAGCGCCCCGCCAACCGCATCGATGAGCGGTGAAATCGCATTGTCGTAGATCCATTTCAGCGCGTCGAAGATCGCTACGACAACGACTTTGACCGCCTCGAACGCGGGCTTCAACAGCTCCCAGACCGTCTTACCGATGAAGCTGATGATGCTGAAGATTGGCTGTAGAACCGCCCAGATTCCCTGAAGGACATTCCAGATGAATCGCAAAGCCGTGGACCCGATTGCATACAGAATGTCGAAGATCGGCCTGAGAATCTCCATCGCGCCGTTGAAAACCGTTGCTATGACCTCCCCTAGCCAGGAGAACTCGTTGATCAACCATACAACCGCCTGAGCAACGAATCCTACCACCTGGCCTACGAACTGAAACACGGTCCCGATGTAGCCCATGAAGCTGGAGATGATTCCCATGAGCGACTCGAAGCCGGGTCGCATCTGGGATACCATGTTCACTATGAACCCCCAAACAGCCGACGCAATGGAGATGATGCCGCCGAACGTCTGTGCGAAGACGTAGCCAATCTGTCGGATGACTCCGGCGACCGCGTTGGAAAACACCTGCCACTGCGGGAGCGAACCGAGTGTAACAGCGCTGATGAAAGACGCGATGTCCCCGAATACCATCCGGGCAAACTCGCGGAACTGAGCGAAGACAGGGATGACGTTGTTCAGGAATATTCCAGCGAACGCCTGTATGATTGGCCCCAGAACCGCCGACATGAAGCTGTACGCATCGAGGGCGAACTGCTTCACCCCTTCGATGATGCGAGTCAACGTCTGTCCGACCGCTTCCCCGTCGTTGCGGATGAGAAGGAACGCAAGTCCAGCTGCTGTGCCTACCACAGCGAGCATCGGAAGCATTGATACCAGCGCAGCGATGATTCCGGCCGACCCAGAGATGATCTGGACGACGCCCCCACCGACAAACGTCAGCATCTTCAGCGCGGCTCCCAGAGCCATGACCGCCGGAATCAAGAGCCCGATTGCCGTCACCCACTTCATTACATCGCGGGCGCTGGCTTCCCCGAACGCCATCCCAATCCATTCTGCCGCTTCACGAACCGCGCCCTTCACAGTTGACCAGGTGTTCTTCACGGTCTGGAGCCCTTCGCGGACTCCCAGTGCCATCTCAACCGTAGTCTCCCCGTACTGGCCCGTCAAGGCCGTCACATTCTCCAACGACGGGTCGCTGTTCAACGAGTTCAGCGTTGTAAGGAAGCTGTTGAGAGAGTTCACGCCCCTGATGGTAGCTTCCATCATCGGCCGGAGGAAGCTGGTGAACAACGCGATTCCGATCCCTTCCAGTGACGACTTCAAGAGGATCATCGCACCCTGGAGATTGTCCAGACGGCGCGAAGCCATCGCTTGGGCAGCGCCGACACGCTGACCGAACTGATCGGTCATCCCCCCGGCGTCTTCCAGGCTGGCGATGAGTTCACGCAGAGCGGGCGTTCCCTGCATTTGGAGCGCCTTGAAAGCACGGGAGCCCTGATCCCTGAACAGTCGGAACAGAAGCTGGTCGCGCCTCACCGGGTCTTCGACCCCTTCCAGCGCCGCTGACAAGTTGTCAATGATGTCTGGAAGGGGGAGCAGTGCCCCGGCGTCATCGCGGAAGCTGACCCCCAGTTCCTGGGCCGCACTTGCAGCACGGGGCGTCATCGTCAGGAGCCCCTTCATGAAGGCTTCCATCGATGTTCCACCACGGCTCGCCTGGATTCCCGTGTTGGCGATCAAGCCGAACGCGGCGGACAGCTCCTCCAGCGGCACGCCGGAGGTCGCCGCCATCGTCGCCGCGTAGCTGAAGGACTCTCCCAACATTGAGATGTTGGTGTTCGTGGACATCGACGTGAGAGCAAGAACGTCCGCGACCCGCTGTGAATCCTCGAACTGGAGATTCATCCCACGAAGGGTGTTGGCGATGATGTCGGCTGACTCCGCCATCCCAATCCCTTCAGCCGCAGCCGCCGCAAGTACACCGGTGATTGCTTTGAGTGAACCCTCCACACCGAACCCGGCGCGACCGAGAACCTCAAGCCCCTGTGCCGCCTGGGTGGCGGAGTACACTGTCGAGATTCCCAGAGCCTTTGCCTTATCCGCGAGTCGCGTCATGTCTTCCGCGTTCGCCTGGGTAATGGCGGACACAACGGACATCTGGGCCTCAAAGTTGTACGCTTGTTTCGCTCCCCATCCAATCGCCGCAGCGAGCGGTAACGCCGCCATGAACAGCGTGTTGAACCCGGCCCCGACTGTCGCCACAGAAGCTCTCAAGCGAACCATGTTCGCCTGGAGCGACTTGACACCGATGGAAGCCCTGTTCATTGCGGACAAGGCTTGGGCGTCGTTGAAGGTCAGGATTCCGCCAAGACCAATCTGTTCGAACGCCATCGGGGTCACCGCCTCCGCTTACCCGCCGCCCTCCTGGCCTCTGCTTCCTTGGCTTCGAGGTTGCGCTGTCGGACGATGCGTTCCAGGAACCCGTGACGCCAGCGACGGTCCATGTTCTCGACGTCATCCAATGTCGTGTGCGTCTGGTACACGAGCTGGAACGCCTCGTCCATCAGCTGCTCTTCGTCAAGGGCCGGGAGGGTAGCGAGAAAAAACCCTCACTCGCCCAGTTGATCATGGCAACCATCTCGCTCTTGCAGCGACGACAGCGCGACTCCACAACCATCTTCGGGCCAGGCGTTCGTTCCTCGATGGTTCGCTGAGTGCTCTCGATGTCGAACTTCGACATCTCATCGGCGTCATTGTCGAGGATCACGGGCGGTCCCTCGACACCTTCGACCGACAGAAGACAGGAACGAAGCACGTTGAGGAACGGAAGTTCACCGTCCACGGCCGCACTGAAGTCGAGCATCCCATACACAGGCGGCTGGAGCCGGAGCCTGTTGCGCGGCTTTCCCATGATCACCACGCCGTCACGGAGGTCCACGTCCCAGTACACAGTCTTGGGGTCCGAAACCACGGAGACTTCGACCGTGGAAAGGTCCCCCACGATGTCTCTGTTCGGAGTCCGGCACGCGCCACACGTTGCTTCGATGGGATAGTCCGGCCCCAGCGAGTTGTACCTGACGTACAGGTAGGCGTAGAGGATGTCGGAGAACCACGCCTGGGAGATGATCAGTTTCCGTTCGCCCGGCTCCATCTTCGTGAAGTCGTGCGGTCCGAAACGGCCAACCAGAAGCGAGAGTGCAGTCTGGACGTACTCACCGACCGGAAGCCCCGGCCGCTTGATCTTCGCCAGCTCGCGCTCCTGCTTGAGCTTGTACGGCAGAACTTCCAGCGTCTTGTCGAGTCGATCACCGACGACGATGCCGATGGGAAGCGCCAGTCCGTTTTCCTTGAGTGTCTTGGTCTGGAAGAACTTGTTCATTTCCTACCTCCAATTGCCCGCCGTTCGTAGACGGGCTTGTGAGGACAGGACGTCACCGACCACTAGGTCACGGGGATGACGTTGTCCGCCTGGAAGGTCAGCTCCAGTTCCTGCATCTCGCCTTCGTTGACCATCTCCATGTTCGGGATCTGGCGCTTGCTGATCCAGAGTCCGATCAGGGTGTAGGTCTTCGGGAGCCCGAAGCCGATGCGTTCCTGCACCAGCGTTCCGACCTTCTTGTACAGCGGGTGAACGGGGTCCTGTCCCTGGACGAACCAGGATTCGACCGCTGCCACTTCCGCATCGTGGTGGAGCGGGAGAGTGGCAGTGAACTCCACCGCCTTCTTCTGCCCGCCACTCGCGGTGGTACGGTCGGGGATGTCCACCTTCTCCACTTCCTCCGGGATCTCGCTGATGGTCGTCAGCGTGAGCGGAGGGAGCCCGGCCACGATGAGCTTCCCCTTGTTCTTGGGGATGTGATTGGGACGGATTGCGCCCTTCATGTTTCTTCCTCCTTGACTTCCTGTAGACGCCTACGGAATCGGCATTGCGCCAACGATGGCGAGTTGTGCCGCAAGCCGGTTGACCGCGTCCTGTACGTTGGCCGGAACCCCCGGCCCGCCCCAGTCGCCAGGCGCGGTCCCTCCGAGGTAGATCTGGGAGCCGGGGTTGCCCGTGATCGTCAGCGTTCCCACTCCGGCGATGTAGCCTTCCGTCGCCGCGTTGCGAAGCGTGATCGCCCCGTTGTTCGTGTGCGTGCCCCGGAGCCAGCTGTTGTACCCGAGGATTGACACACCAGCCGGGACCGTGATCGCAGCGGTGGAACCCCAACGACATCCCTGGACGGCGACCGTCTGAGTTCCCGTTCCACCGATGGTGTACGTGACGTTCCCGCTCTGGAAAACGCCGTTGACGAGAGTGGTACAGTCCTTGCCTGCCGACGGAATCGGCAACGTGTCGTCCGCAGTGAAGTCGAACTTGCCCTGGAGTTGGCCGCTCTCGATGTACGACCAGTTGACGTTCACGTAGGACACGTCACACTCGCTGTACGGGTTGATCATCGAGAAGTTGTTCACGCAGGACACGGACAGCGTTGCGGTTCCGGTGAACTTGACCGTGTCCCAGATCACGTCGGTGAAGCCCATCCCGCCAGCCGGTCCCGTGATGACGACCGGCTTTGCGAAGATGACGTTGGAGAGCAGGAGCGCCTTGAGGTTGGCGTTGTTCGCCGTGGACTGGAGCGCGTTCCCTGCGGCCGGATTGATGGAAACGTACCCATCACCTTCGATCTTGACGTACTCCAACCCCAGGTTTTCGAGCAGGATGTTCTCAGCGTAGATCCCGCTCGCCACCTTGATGGAGTGGTACGCGTGATCACCGATTGCAGCAACGGCAGTGACGGCCGCCATGATCGTCTTGAACGGGAACAGTGGCGAACCGTTCGACACGGCCCCCGTGTAGTTCCTGTCCACGTGGTGGATCATCGCCGGAACCGCGAGCATCACGGACAGGTCGATCACATCCGGTCCGCTCTCATGCGTCGCGTGATGCGCCGCAGGCAGACCGGTGTTGGTCACGTTCTTCCACGTGGTGGTGTCGAAATCGAAGATGTACAGCGCTGGAACGGACCCTGGTCCCGCCGCTTCCTTCACTGCGTACAGGTCGCCGTCCTCCATCCCGCTTGTCGGAAGATCACCCGGAACATTGACCACGCCCCTGATCTTGATCCAGTTGGACAAGATGTTCATCAGCGTGACGGCGTCCTTGCCCTCGATGGAACCACCCTTCGTCAGTCCGCCTCCGCCATCCAGCGCATCGCTCGGAAGCGGGAACCCTGCCGCATGACCTCTCGACATCACCATCCTCCTGCCTTCAGCGCTGCCTCAGCGCCTCATCATTCCTTCACCACGCGGGGCGTCACGGCAGTCGCCGTCGTCGGGACGGTGGCCGCGTTGTAGTCGGCGCGCAGCTGGTTGAACTGAGTGGTGAGGTCGTTGAGCTGATCGATGATCGCTCCCAGAACCTCGTACAACGGATCGGGCTGCCCGTGGCTCTTGTCGAAGCCCGCACCGCCGTCGCCCATGAGCCGCTTGAGTGTCTTCGTCATCTTCCTTCCTCACTCCCTCTCGCCGCATACAGCGCGGCGTCACCGGGTTACAGCCTCCTGCTGACCGACCCTAGTGACCCCACGCCCTAGCCGCTGAACACCGCCTCGAACACGCCCGCCTTCCCGATGCGGAGCACGAGCCGTTCCGTCACGTTGGCGAGGCGCAGCTTGATCTCCGCGATCTTGTCGCCCGCCGTCCGCGTGAGGACGGTGTTGATGGACCCGTCCATCTTGATCGAACACGCCTCCTTGAACGGGTAGTCGTTGTTGAGCGCCCTGTGCTGGTACTCCGCGTAGAAGTAGGCCATCAGGGATGTCATGATCGGCGTGTCGCTCAGCGCGTCGTTGATGTCGAAGATCGCCCACTCGAACTGCTCGCGGAGCGTGTTGATGTAGTGCGACATCTGCTCGCGCTGGTGCTTGAACGCCCAGCCCGGATCCAGCGAGATGGTCCGGTCGCCCCAGACCATGTAGTTGCCCTTGATCTTCTTGATCACGGCGATGCCGGCCGGGTTGAGACGCTCCTCATCCAACCGTTCCGCCGTCGGCAGCTTCTTGATCCGGGGGAGGGTGGCGACCACGCCCGCTTCGGCGCGGTGGTAGCCCTGGTATGTCGTCGCCACCTTGGCCTCACGGCCGTGGATGGCTCCAGTCTCGGAGATCAGCTTGAGGATGTCCGGCTTGTCCGGGTCTGCCACGTAGATGAACGACGGGAAGCAGACCACGCCGAAGTCGTTGCGCCCCAGCGTGTTGTTGACGAAGTTCAGACACCCGTCTTCGGTGATCGTGGCGTAGGGAACTTCGATGCGCCACTGCCAGGAGTTGGCTTCCGCGAACGCCAGCCCCGCCTTCTGGATCACGCTGCTCGTCTTCCCCGGCGCTGCCAGCTTCACGAGCCCCTTGTTCTGCCCGCGCAAGTCGTTGAAGTACGACAGAGACGGATCCAACGCCGGGAGGAAGTGCGCATCCGACAGTGCGGACAGCCCGTCATAGCCGCCCATCAGCTCCTGCGGAGCCGTCACCATCCACTCATCCCCGGCGACCGCCAGACCGGTCATGTCCCCGATGACGGTGATCGTGTTCACGGTATTCCCGGTGATCGGGAACACCTTGTCGAGGGTGCTGATCTTCGGGTACAGCTTCCCGCCCTTGAGCGCGTCCGGGGCGAAGGGGGTGTACTGGATCGTCACCACATCGCCGGGCGCGAGCGGGGTGGCGCCGTTCGTGACGGTGAACGGCGGAAGGAACGGCGTGGTGGGAGTGTACGCCACGCCGATGGACCCAGCCGGTCCCAAAGAACCGAACTTGGCGCTGGTCGCCGTGAACGCCGGGAGAACGCCGACCGTCACGGTGATCGTGTCCTCCCACTTCATCAGGGAGGTCAGCGCCCCCAGCGTCACCACCGGGTTCGCACTGGTCGGGGAAGTGGTCGCCCAGAAGAAGGGATTGACGGTCAGCTCCGTCGCCGTGAGCGCGTTGACGAAGCCGCAGAAGCCGGGCCGAATGTCCGACAGCGAACCGCCGGTCCAGAGCCAGGAGATGTCGATCTCCCAGTTGTCATCGTCGTCTTCGATGACCTTCTTCATGTACCGTTCGTCAGTGGGGTCCACGCTCAGGCGTTCGTAGACCTTCACCGGCGAACCGTCCACGTAGACCTTCATCCAGAAGCGGTCCAGCGGCTCCGCGTCGTCGTTGCCGAACTCGATGCTGACTGCCTTCCCCAGATTCTCGCGGTACAGCGTGTAGCCCAGGTCGGCCGGAGGCGGCGTGCCGAGGTCGGTCAGCATGTTCTGATCCGACTCGATGGTGATCACGCCCGCCGTCGTGTTCCCCAGGACCTTGTAGACCTTGGACGTGACGAAGTCCAGCTTCAGGTAGCCGCCCTTCCACTCATCCAGGAGCATCGTCTTGCCCGTGGTGAGCGTCGTCGCGGTGAACGCACCGATGGCGAGACTGTTGTCCCCCAGGATCTTCGCCCAGCCGCCCCACTTTCCGCCGTTGTCGGCGCTGATCTTGGCGATGGGGAAACGCCCACCACCCGCCGTCATGCGTCGGGCGTAGATGTAGCGTTCCGCCGCCACGTCCGTCCCGTCTGTCGTGCGGATGAGGTGAACCTCGCCCGCGCCTTCGGAGTGGTCGAAGAAGTCCTGGACCGCATCCGGCAACAGCGACTCCGCGATGCGCCCGCCGCACTTCCGCTGGAAGTCACGCTTGCCGTACATGGAGATCAGCTTGTTCTTGGGCCCCTTCTCCAGCGCGCCCACGTAGCCTGTGACGCCCAGGGCTGCTTCCGCGATGGGCTTCTCCGTGTCCAGTTCTTCGACCCGGACGCCCGCCGCTCGCACTGGACCGTAAACTCTTGCCACCATCGTCGTTCCCTCCTCACTTCACGGAGACACGGGGATGTCGGTCTCCAAGTCCCCGATCAGGCGGATTCGCCGCGTCGGAGACAACCCATCGGAACTCTTCAGAGCCGGTTTCAGGTAGCTGAGGACGTTGTGGATCAGCGCTGACGCCCTCGTTCGTCGGAGGTCTGTGAGATTCCCTTCGGACGCCTCCTGAAACTCCGACGCCATCTGGAAGCGGTACTGCTCATCGAGCGCCGCTGACGTCAGAAGGGGATTGGTGTCGAAGTACCTCACGATGTCCTCGTTCAGCCGCAGCGAATCAACGCTGCCCGGCGTGAGGACTACTATACTGAAGCGCAGGTTCGTACAGTACGGCTCCTGAAACTGAACCACTTCGCTTGACGCTCTGTCGAACACCCCATCCTTCCAGGGTAGCGTTGTGGAGCCGACTTCTTCGATGTTCTCGATGAGAACCGCTGGGACCTTCGCAACGCTCTTGTAGTCCACCCCCTGGACGACGACGATTGCCGGTTTGTAGACAAACCGTACCCAGGCGACGTGACCGGCCGGAATCGCCCCCGTGAGAGTGATGACCTTCGTGACGGGGTTGTAACTGGCGAACAGATCCAACATGTGGTCAGGGTCGGTGTTGTGGTCGAACACACTGTCGATGGAAGTGATGTCGTACCCGGAATCCAGCGGGTTCGCCGTTAGGTCGATGGTCGATGAGGCCGCAACCAACTTGATGGGATAGTCGGAGATGGAATCGATGTTCTTCATCGTCCTGACGAGCGATCTGTAGATGATGTCCTCCCAGAAGTAAACCACGCCCTCCCAAGCGACTTTGACCCAGTACAGCGTCGGTGTGTAGTCACGGTTCGTCGTCTTGAGGTTCACCACAACGCGGAAGCGACGGAAAGCGAACGTCTGGATGTGAGCGTTGATCTCCGCTTCTGTATTCCAGTCGCTCGCCCCGGCGACGACCCAAGCCGCACCACTCCAGTAGTACTGATTGACCCCGTTCGAGAGCCGGACATTGTGGCTGGTAACTGTCGTCAAACCGACATGCACGTGAGTCACACCGATCAGCAGCAAGTACCACTTCTTCCAAGCGCCCGGAGTCGTCTCACGTGTCATCACGTAGATGTCGTCATCAGTCGGATAGTGGTCATGGTCGTCGGCCTTCAGCTTGACGACGCTGTTGACGGAATCCAACTCGATCTTCGCGGGGTCGGACAACACGATGTACTGGCGATAGGACTCGCTGAACTCAAACACTTTCGGAAGAAGCTGGGTCCTCATGCTGCCCTCAACGCCCGCGCGATCATCGAGTTCCAGAACAGCTTCATCTTCGCCCGGAGCGCCGGGTCCAGGAACGGCTCGTGGATGAACTTCCGCTCTGGGATGTGAATCGTCCCGCCGCTTATCGGGATGATCGTTCCGCCGGACTTCTTCGCCTTCCTCGCCAGCGCTCGCGCCCGTTCACTCTTGAGGTCGCTGATGTTCATCTTTCCAGTCGTCACCAACCAGAGTAGGAAGAACATCTGTTCCATCTTCGTTGTGACCGTGATCTCCGCGCCTTGGTGCACGATCAGCGCGGTATTGTACGCCTTGGAAGTCCTCAGCACGCCAACGAAGTACACAGACGGCGCAATCCGACGATGTGTAACCGCCTGAAAGAGCCTTCCGCTGTCTACCAGCGGCTTGCTGGAGTCCTTGATCTCAACTGTCATCTCGGCGTTGTCGATGTAGTTTCCGGCCGTGATCCGCTTCCTGATCTCGCGGACCATATAGAGCGCATTTATCCGTGTCGCTAGGTCCGACGCCCGACGAATCTTCGCTTGAGAAACTGGAGACAGTTTCCGAATGTACTTATCCCACCCGCCGACCAGTCTGAGCTGCATCTACCCCTCAACAACCGGCGAGCGGTCGCTGAACGAACACTTCCAGAGCGTGTACCCACTCTGGTCGGGGTAGTGCCCCATCGGGCGAACGGATGTGATATACAGCGTCAGTCCGGTGAGCGACCCAATCTGGATGATGCGGTCCTTTCGCTGAGGGTGGTATCCGGCCGCAACGCACTCTGTCTTTCTGAACAGGACATATCCACTCTCGTTGTCGGAGGGGCCGATGTCGGAGGGATCCATCCCATTGTGAGCGCCCCAGTTCACTTGTGCTGGGAGAGTGTACATGACCTTCCTCGAACCCTGCTTCACCGGCTCGCGGGCGTCCTCATCGTACACGGTCGCGGACTCGTCCAGTCTTTCAACCTTCACAGAGACCGGGTGGATGAGGTTCGGCATCACCATCGCTACACCAGATCGTAAGATTCGGGAACGGCGACCGACATGGGCCCGGTGTACATTCGGACGATCTGAACGATCTCAGGGTCGCCCGTCAACCCCATGAGCCCACTGGAAGCAGTCGTGCTGATTGCGTACTCGATGGAGTGGCCGTCCGTTACTTCCTTCGACACAGGAGCCGAAGGGGCCGGAAGTGCAGGCCAACCAGCATACATCGCCGCCAGCGACTTCGAGATCAGCTTCAGGACCGCCCGCTTGATCAGGAGTGGGGTGGAACCATCCGGTTCCGTGTACCCGAAGTTCCCCACCAATTTCTGGTTCCGTTGCCCCTTGGTGAAGATCGGATACTCGTCCCAAAGCACCTTCTCGAACAGGTCCCGCTTCTCATGCTTGAGCTGCACCTTCGGGTTCTTACGGTCGTCTGGCGTCGTGCGGGAGTTGAACACTTCGTAGTATGCCGGGTCCAACGGTTGGCTTACGGGGTCGAAGTCGCCGTTGATGTACAGAGCACTGACCGTGATAATCGGAACCGGAAGCCAAAGTGTGTCAGCCCCGTTTCCGTCCATCAGGATCGTCAGCGGGCGAGACTCGAACCATTGACGGCAGAGCCGGTCGATGACTTGGCTCCAGAGGTCGATGGCCGCTTGGACTTTCGCGTCTGACGGCGGATCCGGGAGTCCTTCAGCCCTGACTTCCGCAACCGTGATGTACCCGGACATCTTTGGGCCCTCCGCTGATTGCTAGGGACCTTCTTCCACCGGTCCTTGAGGCGCTTTCACCCAGTCGTTGCGTTGCTTCACCCACACGGTCGGAGGGGTGGTGGAGAAGTCGCGGCGTACATCGTTGATCTGTCCTTCGGAAACACCGGGCTTCCCCTCGCAAATCCCATTGTACTTCTTCGCCAGCCTCTGGAGATCAGCGAACGATGAACGAACAATGTCAATCGTTCCCACTTGTTCCTCCTACGTCCCCAGCCCGATGATTTCAGAGTAGCCCGCCGCTCCGGCACCGGCACATGGGACCATGTAGCGCGGCATCATCCCCAGAAGTGTCGGGCCAACATTCGTGATCTCCAGCGGACCCATGTTCACACACCCGGCGTGAGTCGCGGCCGTCGCGGGACCGGCAGCGGTCGCTTCCGTCTTCCATCCCCCGAACAGAGACTTGAGTGCCATCGCGTTGTTTCCATCCTTGCCGATGGCAAACAACCCGCCCAACGCCTCCGATGCGATCATCCCGAACCCCTGTCGGGGCGATGCGGCTGGCTCCGGTTCCGTGTCATCGTAGAAGTTGACCATCCCCGCAAAGCCGCCCGCGTGGATGACCATGCAGGAACCGCAATTGTGCATCTGGCAACCGTCACCGACCACGCCTCCCAAGAAAACCGGGTTCCCTGCTCTCACGAACAGGAACCCGCACGGCGCATCGGGAACCACCCCGGCCGGTGTATCGGTGACGGCGGTAACCATGGCAAGTACGTCGTCCAGAAACTCCGTATTGGGAACGGCCGCACCCAACGCCATGAAGCCGTAGAGCGCCGAATCGTGATTGTACTTCGGTCCGCCACCGAGTCCGTTCCACGGGTCCCAGACACCATCGGTTCCGGCGAACCAAACAGGCGAGTTCACACGACGATGGAAGCGACAGTTGGAGAACGTGACGATGCGCGGGATGGAGTGGATCGTCGGGTCACGGACGAGCTTTGAGAAGTCGCCCTTGTCTGGGCTCGACGCCAGCCGGAACGCCTCGATGGACGCCAACGTACAGTCGCTGACGCAGCCGCTCTTGATCACGACCCCGCCCAACCCTCCGGCGAGCCCATTGAAGTGAACGTCGTCCCGGCGAATGATCACGTCTTCGTCCCAGTACTTGGGTGCCAACAAGATCCCAACCGGGCCATCCAAGTCATCCGCGTGTTCCAGCGCTTCCATGATCGAAGTGAAAGGTGCTCCGGGACCGACCGCCAACACCTGGGTCCCGAACGGGAATGAACCCCTCAGCTCCAGCGCGTTGAGGTTGTGAACGAGGTCGGGCGATGAAGTCCACTCTCGTCCGAACGCCGCGCCGTCGAACCTGTCAGCCTGAATCGGGAAGCCTGGAAGATGATTCATCTCACTCTCCTTCAGAGTCGCCCCTGAACGGTGACTATTCTATCTGCGCGTGGGGTATTGCGCGGCTCGGTCGAAACGCCTCCAACCTATCTTATCAAGGTTGATGCGCACCATCGGCACGGAACCGCCGCGATACACCACCAACGACAGAAGGACGTCATCGGTCTGGAAGTCCATCCGTTCCGCGACTACTTTGTCACTGTCCTTCACGAGTTGGGCGCTCAACGACAGACGATTGAAATGTCGCGGTAGTGGGATGACGTGTTGGACACCATTCCAAACGACCGCTGCGCCTGTGACGGATGACTGGAAGTTCTTGTCGGACTGAGATTCGTCCCAGAGCCTTTGTTGATCCGGGTTCTCCAGGTCGAAGGTGATTGTACGCCCGTCCTGGAGGTTCACCCGGATCATGCGACCTCAGCGGGGCTTCTTGTCCTTGCCCTTCGGCTTCCAGACGGACGAATCATTGGGTGGGAACGGGTCCGTTGGCAGCACGCTGCTGTGCGACGCCGGTTCCATCTTCGGAAGCTCCGGCACCACATCCGGCTTCGATTCCGGCTCGTGCGCCTTCGGCTTCGCCGGTTCCGTCTTGGAACCGGGAACGGGCCGGAAGTCGATTGGCTGATCGGGCGATACGAACCTCAACGGCTGGACGAACTTGTCCTGGCCCAGTTTCCGCAGGACGGTGACCTGTTCGGGCGTCAGGTCGTACACGTAGCCCGGATTGAGGTGGAAGGACAGCGCCTTGCCGCCCACTTCGCCTTCCGCATCGAGCGGAGCTTCACCGATGAACTTGATCCGCATCACTTCACCTTCCTTGCCTTCGGCTTCGCCTTCGGGCGGGCCTTCGGCTTCACCGATTCAGGTTTGGCCTCCGGTGGTTGTACGGGTTCCGGCTTGGGGCTACCCCCAACGGGGACTCCGGCAACCGCCCCTGCCTTGGAAGAGACAGCTTCCTGAGCGGGCTTCGGAGTCAGAACCGGGGCCAGCTTCGGAGTCGGAGCCGGGACGGTGAAGGCCGCATCGACCGTCCCCGTCGTCGTCTGGACAACCTCCGGCGGCAAGACTGAAACCGGAGCGGGCTTCGGGGCCGGTCGCGGCAGCTCGATTGTCGGAGCCGGAGCCGGTTCAACCTTGAAGTAGGAAGACCCGCGAATCAAATCCCAGACATTCGGGTCCGTGATCTGAACGGGCACGCCCCGGTTGAAGGACATCGAGCCGACCGCATATGACGACGGCCCGACCAACGTGACTGTTCCCAACACCCTCGTTCCCATCTACGCACCTCCCTTCGTCGGAAGACTAGTCAATGCTACTGCTGTTGCTGGTTGTAGCGGTAAAGTCCCTTGAAGTCGGAAGCGCGAACCATGACCGCGACCTCACTGGGAGTTGGCGGTGAGGTCGGATTGAGGGTGTTCACGACGATGATCCGTTCCACGCCCCACTCGTTGTTCGGGTCGTTTGCCGCCTGATGTACGGTCTTCAAGACGGCTTGGACCGTGAAAGTCAGCTTCGCAAGGACCACAACGATGCTTTCCATCGGTTTCTCCTACTGGCAGCGATCACGGCTTCGGAACATTCGGGGAGTACACCCCGTTGAAGTCGTCCATCTTGACCGCAACCGCAACCTCACTGGGGTCCGGCGGGCTCTGTGGAGTCTCCGTGTTGAGGACGAGAACCCGATCCACCCCCCAGTCGTTGTTCGGGTCCGAAGCCGCCTGCTTCAGCGTCATCGGGATGGCGTAGACGTTCAGCGTCCGCTTCTTCGTCAGGACGTACATCGACCGTGGAGATGCCGCCATCGGTTTCTCCTATCGCACTTTTCCAGCCGGTCTTACGCAGTCCGAACTGAACCGCACTTTGTTTCCAGCGGGAAAGTGATCGTTGAAGTAAGGGGGACGGAGCGGGCCGAAGCTGGTTGGGGAGAACCTACTTGCAGCCCGCTCCGTCATGGGAAGTCACGGGAGGGTCCGACCCGTGCTAGACGCCGGTGCCGATGTTGACGCCCTTGACCACGGCATCCGTTTCCTCAAGCTGCACGTCCACCTTCAGGGTGATGACGTACTGGTTCACCCGCTTGAAGATGTCGCGATCCTTCTCGATGCGGATGTCGCGGCCGATGGCGACGACGAAGTTGTTGGGGTGCGTCAGGAGCATCTGCGGCTGCGCCTGGTAGGTGAACTTGTAGGTCGCCCCCGGCAGGAGAACATTGGTCACGACGCCGGTGGCGTAGTTCACGGTGTAGTCCACGCCCTCCACGAACGGCGTGGTGGGCGTCGCACCCAGGGTCGCCGGCAGGATCTTCAGCGAGCCGGTGACGAGCGGCTTGTAGCGCAGGGTCACAGTCCCCGGCGCGACGGCCAGCACCAGGTGCTCCACGATCTTCGGCTGGAACGGGAACAGCGGCGCGGACACCATCGGGACGCCGAACGGCGTGAGCACCTGCTCGCTCTGGAGGGCCGTGTCGCCCACCTGCGTCGCGCGGGTGCTGACCTTCTCCCGGTACAGCTGCTCCAGGTCGGGCGAGATGTAGAACCGCAGCTCCTTGCGGTTGCGCCGGAACTTCGTGGGCATCTGGTTCAGCATGCGGCTGAACACGGTGGAACCGATGTTCGCGCCCGCCGCGTCGAACAGGTGCCCGGAGTCGGAGCGCCGGAGCCAGCCGGTCATGAGCGCCATGTAGGCGTCCAGGACGTACTGCGTGGCACTGCCGCCCTCGATGTAGTCGCTCTCCAGGATCGCCGGGCCGGTCGGATCGGCGTTGATGTAGAGGTCCTCCAGGTCGTTGGCCGTCTGCTTCCCCATCATCTGGATGATGTGGTCCTGGAGCGCCGGGCCTTCGAGGTTGATTTCCAGCACGGTGTCGCTGATCTCGAACGGCACGATGATCTCGCGCGGCTGGAGAACGATCTTGCTCGTGCTGATCCCACGCCGGTGCGCCGGGTCACGGGCTTCCGCCGCCGGCATCGCCACACGCTTGGCGAGACCCAGCTTGTTGATCTCCATGGTCTCCGGCTTGAACCGGACGACGCGGGCGTTGTTCTTCATCATCGACTGGTCGATGATGTAGTCGATGAACTTGTCCGCCTGCTCCGGGTTCAGCTTCCCCGCCGCCGCGAGCGCATCAGCGGCGATGAGCGCCTTCTGGACGCGATCCTTGTCGAGCAGTTCCTGATTGGTCGGCATCTTCCTTCTCCTGTCCTTTCCTTCTCCGGGTTCCTGTTCCCGATTCTTGTCCTCAGGCCACCAAGCCTAGAGGATGTTGCTCCAGAAGCCGCCCTGATCCTTCTGGACGGGCTGCGCCGTCGTGTCGGTCGGGGCCGCATTCGGCGTGCCCCGCGACTTCTCCACGTCCTCCAGACGCTTCTTGAGGGTCGTGATCTCGTCCTCCAGCGCCTTGGTCTTCTTGCCGTACTCATCCGAGTCCGGGTAGCCACCGGAACCGTCACGCGGACCGTTCCCGCGACCGTCGTGGGGACCGCCGCCCGCTCCACCGCCCGTGGCCTTCTCCGCTTCCACGCCCAGCTCCTTGAGGATCGTCGGGACCAGCGCCGGATCGATCTCCTTCGCCAGCGTGAGCAGCTTCGTGAGGGCATCCTTGATCACGTCCGTCCTGGCCGACGTAAACTGCTTCGCCTTCTCCACCGGCTCACCGCCGGTGATCTCCAGCTCGCCACCCTCGTTGAAAGTGAGCATGATGGACTTGCGGGTCTGCGACTTCTCTTCCATGCCGCAGGCCTTCGCCGCTTCCACGCACATCTGCGCGATCTCCATCAGCATCGCCCCCAGCTTTTTGGGGTCGGGCGCACCGTACCCCTCCTGCTTCTTGGAGGCGCTGAGGACCGACTTGAGGGCACTCTTGGCGTCGGCAACGATCTTGACGATGTCGCCTTCGGCCTTCTCTGCCTCCATCGGCTCGCCCTCCTTGGGCTTCGCCTTCTCCACCGGCTCGGCCGGAGCAGTCGGCGCGGCCGGGGTCGGCTCCGGCTTCGCTTCGGTCGGCGGGCACGTTTCGGGGTTGCTCTTGTCGTTCATGTTTCCCTTTCCTCCGTCATCGTTCCTTTTGACGACCAGGAACACTTCTTCGTTGGCTGGCCTGTCCACCAACGAGACTTCCTTCACGTCGATGTCCATGAGACGCTGTCTTGTCTCGTGGGACTTGAACTCATTCGGAGCACTGGCCGCTGTCTCGCTCATCTTGTCCTAGTATAGCTGGAAAACTGATCAGGAGGAAGCCGGCAGCTTCGACACCTTCGCCATCCCACCGATGCTGAACCCCGTTACCTCTCCCGCAAGGACGCGCTTCCAGATCTCATCATCGAACACCTTCACGGACATGACCCAAGAACCTTCCGGGATCAGTCGGCCGCTGATCGTCAGCGGCGACGGCGCGATGTAGGACTCTACCACTTGGAGGTTCCGCCCCATGTCCCTGTGCATGTACCCAACGGTGTTCCCGCGCCGATAGTTCAAAAGGAAGTTGTACGCAGCCTTCTCGATGACCGGCGGGGAAATGATGTCACCCTGCGCATCAGTCGCGTCGGGCTTGAGAACGACAGCCGTGACGATGCGCTGCTCCTCGTTGCGCTTCAAAATCGGGAGGATCACAGCGAGTCGCTTGTTGAGAGCCTCACTGTCGAAGATCTGCTTGGCGGGCTTCGATACCATCCAGGCACGTCCCTGTGCTTGCGCAGGGCCTCCCATTCCTACGGGCACGAACTGGAAGATCCAACGACCATCCAGAACGCTCCCGTTGAACTCGAACTCCTTGTAGTGCTTGTCCTGGACTCCGGCCTTCCAGTCAAACTGATCACGGATGAAGAACCGGCTCCAAGCGCCGGAAGTCGAACCGACTGAGCCCGGCGGGAACGCCTTGGGCGAGCCACGACCGATTCCCATCCATGCGAGCGGCCCACGCACCGGAACTTCCGCCTTGGATACATCGCTGAGTTCATCTTCCCTGGCCGTCTTGAAGTTCATCAGGATCTTGGAACCCGGAGGCAGCTTCCCTTCAGCCATGAGTCTGAACTTGTTCCCCTGGAACTGGTTTCCAGGAGTGAAACCCTCGCCGCCTTCCCAGTAGTCTTCTTTGCCGGGACGCATGCGGAAGTCGGTGTGAATGGAAACCGGACGCGCGAGAGCGAGCAGTTCCTGATCGGGCTTCGACAGAGACTCCGGGTCAGCGCCCTTCAAAGCGTCGGACAGGTTGCCGCTTCGGCCGTCCTGCGCTTCCTTGTATGCGGGCGCGATGTTCTTCCCGGCCATCTCGCTGAGGCGGTCCAGCTGGGCCGGAGTGAACATGACCGGGTCCCAGCCGAAGTCGTGCGTCAGCTTGACCTGGAACTCTTCCAACCCGCGCTCATGAGTCTGTAGGATTCCTGTCCCTTCGTCACCTTCCTGGAATGACAACGTCCCTTCCGCCTTGACCAGAACGTCGAACAGCTCGATGTCGAGTCCCTTCGACACAACCTTGTCGGCGCGAAGCCGGTCCAGCACATCTGGGCTCGCCTGAAGGACGTTCGCCTTGTACGCCCGCTCGATGATCGAGCGCACACCTTCCGCCTTCATGCTTCCCGTTTCGAGGTCTTCCACGCGGGGAACGACGGTGGTGACGGTCCAAGTCTTCGCGTCCTCATCGTAGCGCGGGATGACTTCCTCCGCACTGAGCGTCAGGATGTCTCCTGGCTTCGCATCGACGTTCGTGTTGAACGTCTTTCCCATCTCCCGTAGCTTCCCGGATTCGTCGGTGTACCCCACGAAGTAGTTGTACGTCTTGGGCGAATCCTTCACCGGCTTCCGGTCGATGACCTCGACTTTCAGCTCCAGGAGGTTCTTGATCTTCGCCCAGCCTGTTGTCTTCCCGTCCAACGGGTAGTCAGTCGTGACTACCTTCACGACAGCGCCTTCGCTCCCCTGTTCGGCGCTCGCCTTCTTGATGGCGTCCATCAAGTCGCCCTTGGACGACACCAACCTAGCACGGCTGATCTTCAGGTGCTTGAAGTCGTGACCGGCGAAAAGCTGGCTGAGACGCTTGCGCATCTCTTCCCAGGGAAGCGTGTGTAGGTCTTCGTCCCCCAAATACAAGATGTGGAAGACGCGACCGACAATCCACGCCTTCTTCCCGCTGGGAGTCGTGAAGGTCCCGTCCTCAGCGACTTTCGTGTTCTCAGAGATCAACCCACTCAGCTCGACACGCGGGACAACGGTCCCGTCTTCGTAAGTTGCCCCCAGGTCCATGTCGAGGATCACGGGCTTTCCAATCGCCTTGAGGTCGTTGACGATGGGCACGAGCTGTTCGCTGCGGTCGTTCTTGCTGTCCTCAAAGTAGACCAGCGTCCCCTTCCCGTCACTCTGCGCAACGGTCCTGTAGCCGTTGTACTTGATCTCGACTGCGAGCCGCGTCCCTTCCTCGATGAAAGGCTTTGCCCACATCTCCCAGAAAGCGTCTGGCGTGAAGAACTCGTGCTGGGTGTAGCCACTTCCGGTCTTGAGGGGCGTGAACGCCTTGAGCGGCTTGAGAGCGGCTTTGGCTACCTGTTCGACGCGAAATGCCGGACGCTTCACGGCAACGAGGTCGAACAGCTCGATGTGATCATCGTGAGGACCGAACGGGTTGTAGATGTGGTGTACCTTCTCGTGAACCTCCGGCGGTAGCAAGTTCCTGAAAGCCAGCTCCATCCCACGAATCGGCTCCGAAACGCGCCACACGATGTCGATGTCGCGCGGATCGGAACGCTTCACCGTCCCGCCAACCAGAGACATGAAGCCGGGGATGATCGTGAAGTCCTGAAGGTACGCCGTGACTGGCGACGTGTCTGTGCGATCCTTGTCGATGACGACGACTGCCTTGTTGGAAGTCGTCCGGTGGAACTCGATGGCTTGGCCTGGTACAGCATCCAAGACGACTTTGCGGAGGTCGTCCAAAGTCTTGAACGTGTGGCGGTGCGTCGCGTCCCGACGAATCCCAAGCGGGATGAGATGAATGGACTTCCGCGCCGCGACCCGTACAGCTTCGTTCAGCGCCTTCTGGAAGTCCTGTACATGCTCCAGAACGTCCATTGAGAACGTGACGTCAAACGCGCCTTCCTTGTATGGGAGGTCAGCCGCGTCCCCGAAGGAAGCCTCCAACCCGGCGTTGCGACAGACGGACACGGCGTGGTCGGACACCTCAACGCCCTGGGCTTCGATTCCACTCGCCTTCAGGACTTTCAACGCACGACCAGTTCCACATCCGATCTCCAGCACGTTCTCCAACGCCACTTCCGGGAACTGCTCCGACACTCGTGCGAAGTCGGAGGCAAAGAGCCTGTCGATGTCCGACAAACCATTGTAGTAGTCCACGTTGTACGGACTCTGCTCGCCCATGAACTTCCGCGTCTTCGAGCGAAGCGAAGCCTGATCCAGCTCATCGTGAGCGTTGTGATCAATCCCACGGCGCTCCATCTCCGCCACTACCAACGCGTGGACCTTCAGGAACTCCGGTCGCGTCAGTCTCAAGCGCCCAGCATTCGCCAGATCCCAAAGTTGGTGTAACCGAAGATGGATGCTCCCGATCTGATCGTCGGACTCTCCGCGCAGGACTCGCGGCGAGGACAGGACCGCCGACAGTTCAACCTTCACGCAACTCTCAATGACCTCCGGCTCGAACTCCTGGATCTTCGGAACCAGCATTGTCTCCTGCTCCATCGAGTCCATGAAACTCGTGGACAGGATCGCCGGGTTCTTCTTCCCGTCCGTGAACGCATCCGTTCCGATGGCGCCCTTCTTGATGGCCTTTTTGCGTTCATCTTCCAGACGCTCGTACAGAGTCCTGATGGTCTTCTCGATGGAATCGCGCCGGGACTTGATTGCCTTCATCAGCTCCGGCCCGCTGTACCGGAGCTTCCACGGAGGGCGTTTGGCGTCCAACTTCTGTAGCGACGCATCGATGTATGGCCCGACAAACTCTTCCAGTTTGGAATCACTGATACCAGCGATCTTCGCTACGTCCCCTTCCAGTTCCTCCCAAGTGGCGTACTCAAACAAACGCCCGCTGGCGATGGAACGATAGATGATCTGGTAGCTGTTGAACGTGTACACGCTGGGGGTGAGTTCAGGGTCGATGAGGAAGTCGTCTTCCCCATACAGATTGAATGTCTCTCCCTCATAGTCGATGTAATACAGCTTCCCGTTATTCCCACGGATGATGTTCCTCATCCACAAGTCCGGGAACGACACGAGGTAGTTGAAGCACTGTTGCTTCTGGATGTCCAGCAGGTCGGGCCTCGCAAGCGCAACGACTCTCTTCCCTTCCTCCGACAAGGTCTTCCCCTCAACCCAGTTTCGGAAGGTCCCAAACAGCTTCCCATAGAAGCCGATTCGATGAAGCGGAATCGGCCGCCCCACCACTTTCGCTAGATTGGAAGCCGCAATACATCCCAAGGCTTTGTGTACCGTTGTGGGCTTGAAGAAGTACCGCTTCCCAGAACCGTCTTCCAGCACTGCCTTCTTCACCTTCTCTCCTGGGAGGCTTCTTGACAGACGCTTCATCGAATCGGCATCGTGAGGGAAGGCAAATGAAGGGTAAGTGGCCGTGATGGTGTCCGCCAGCCGCTTCTCCATGTCTTGATTCTCAGTCTCCATCGCGCCCTCCTACGGGGTCAGCTCCGCCATCTCCCCAGGTGTGATGAACTCGGTTTCTTCGGAGATGTCAACTGTACAGCGACAGTGCATGTGGAACGGCGGATACCCCAATCCCGCCTTGATGAACTTGGAAGCCCCACTTCCGCCCGGCCCGCGAGCACCGGTAAGCGTTCTCATCGCCGCCATGCTCCTTACCCAAGGGTGGAGTGTCGAGCGGATTGCGCCCGCTGATGCTCCGACTTCGGAGCGCATGTGGTTGTAGGCTTCGTCCACTGGCATGGCTGTGCCTTCCGAAGCCATCGAGTAGCAAGTCTCGCATGTCCGCTCGTCCAACGGGTTGACGATAGTGTAGTGCGTAGCTCCGACACCCCTCAAGGCACTCAACTGTCCGTTGACGCGTCCCACGGTCGCCGCGTTCGCTGCTACACCGCTCCAGTACTCTCGCGCCGACCCACTCCAACCGACTGGGATGCGAGAGTACGGCCCAGTGAACGGATCACTGGGATCATATCCATACTCCCTCGTCATCACATCTTCCAGTTCCTGCGCCGCCCGCTCTGGGTCACCGCCAGTCTGGATCATCGCCTCGTTAGCGATTCGCCTCACGGCTTCGGACAGGTTCCTGTCGTAGTGTTCTCCGGCCCAGAACGTCAGGTCATCGGCAAGAGCCTCTACAGCCTCGTCATCGATCAGCTCGAATGAAGCGCGGAGCGACGGGTTGGGCTCCCACTTCAGGACTCGCACGGGAACAAAGTCATACCGCAGTGTCCCCTTGTACTTCCCCTGGACCTTCTTGTTCATTGCGGAGATGGCTAGCCGGTACGCTTCCTTCATCATCTCGCGGAAGAAGGGGCGAACCTCGTCATCGAACCCGACGAACTGGGAACGAGCAGCGGCGAGCGCCGCGTCAACATCCTTCTGTCTGACCGGGTTTGGCGCGGCGCGAATGATGGTGGATGCGGACTTCACCGCCTTCTTGGAGCGGGCAGCCCAAGCCTTGATAAGCTGTTCGCGGAGCCTGTTCTCCAACAGGATCATCCGCTTCCACTCTGGGAGCGCCGTCGCCTTGAACAGCACGTCTTCGACGGCCGACAAAAGCCGGAGCGCCTTCTCACGCGGTACAGCGTTGAAGTCGATGTTGGCGAAACGACTATGGGCGAGGGTCTGTGTGACCGTCGCCGGGACGATTCTGCCCTGGCTCTCGCAAACGTCGCACACGACCTTACGCCCCCGCCCCCGCCACCTTCACCGGAAGCAGCGGCTTCGTCGCTTCCGCCTCCGCAACCTTCGCTTCCAACCGCTCCCGGATTCCCATCAGGTCCTTCAGAAGCACATCGGCATCGGCGTCCGGTCCCAGCGCCTTCATCGCCATCACTTGCGCTCCGGGCGTCATGGGCGCGGTGTTCTTGACCCGCTCCGCCAACTGGAGCGTCAACGGAACGTCGGGGTCCATGTCCTTCCAGTTCTCCGGGAACTCCCGACCCATGATGTCCTCAATGATGTAGCGGGCGATGCGCGGCGTCATCCCACCGGTCTTTTCGGCCGCGATCAGGACCTTGATCAAGTCCTCATCGTCCGTGATGTTCGGTCCCATCGACTGGAACTTGTGGTACTTGACCTCCAGGAGTGGGAAGAGCTGGTGGTTCATCCAGAAGTCGAACTCCAGCCGCTCCGGCGCAAAGACCTGCTCGTCAGCCAACTTCCGACTGGTTTCCGCTGTCGAACGATTGTACGTGTCCGACCGGCCGACAAAGATGGGAGGGAGCCGGAACGCTTCGCGGACTTTGGCACGGTTGTTCTCCCCGAAGGCCTGGAACAGCTGGTCCTGGGTCTGGGCTTGCGCGACCGGCTTCACATCGATCTTCGCGTTGCCCGATCCTTCCCCGGCGTCATTGGCGAAGGGACTGGCGGCTTCGATGATCAGAATGCGGCTGTAGTTGTGGGAACCCTGGATGTGGGTCTCCACATAATCCTTGATCCGTTGGATGGAACCGTCGCTCAGCTCGCCGTTGGAAACGGCGATGATCATCGACGGGACGTTGTTGTTCCGAAGGGTCACGAAGTTGACGTTGTCCGCCTCGCGGTCCCCGATGATCGTGATCAGGTTCCCGATCCACCGTGGGATTCCGTAGGGTGAGCGGGGACTGTAGATTCGGAAGTGGACAACAGGCGTTGCGAGCGTGTACTTCCCCTCCGCCAGTTGTTCCGGCGTGAGGACGTTCCCAGTCAGCGCATCGATGGGGCGCGGGTCTTCCAGTTCCTTGAACCAGATCGGCTTCGTGTAGATGGTCCTCACGATTCCGTCCGTCCCAAGACGAGCGAACTGAACGAAGCGCCGGAACCGCTTGCGGTTCAGGACTTCTTCAATCTTGACGCTCCCGTCCGACTGTAGCACCATCCGACGCTGCCTGTACTCCGTGTACTCCGCGTCCTGGACGGAGAGGCGCATCTGGTAGCTGGGAATGTGGACAAGCTGGTCAATCTTCCCAGCACCGTTCTTCACCACTTCGGTGTAGGCGTTCCCGGTGATCTCCAGGTCACGCCGGATTCGACGGCGCCACCCCACGAAACTCAGGTCCCCGCAGAAGTGGGCAAACAAGTTCTGTAGCCAGACTTGTTCAGCCGCAACGTTGGTCTTCACGTCGGGCGGGATGTTCGGCATCTCGACAGGGACGCGGCGAACAAACCGATGGCCGAAACCATCGATGTTCACCTCCATGGACGAAACGCACTGCTCCAGGATCGTACTGTTCTCCGGGAGCATCGCCATGATCAGCGGGTCGAAGGGCGGGACGATGATCCGCCCCTGGTTGATGAGCCCGCTGAGGTCGGGGTCCTCCAACTCGACATTGGAGCGCCCGGCTTCGGTCGCTCCGGGTGCTTGGTCGAGTTTCACGACGAAGCCCTTGAGGATGACCTCACGCTGGTTGCGACGCTCGACCATTTCCGTCTTCTTCGCTTCGTCGTCCATCTTCATTCCTCCCACGGGTCCGGTCCAGGGATGTTTCCGCAACCGGGGTGGTGATCAGCGATTCGACTCCCATCTGGGAGTTCTGCCTCGCACATCATCCTGTACTTGTAGCGGACTCCGCTGTAGTAGGTTCGGAACCCTTCGTCAACAACGCAGTCGCCTTGGTTATACGCGGCGATGTACTGAAGGTCGTGGACTGGGCTAGTGGAAGTACGACACATTGCTATGTGTTCACTGATCTCCTCAATCCCGATAGCGATGTTGATCTCATCGCGGGCTGCGAGATTCATACGCTCCCGGTAGCTGCTAGGCAACTCAATCAGGTTGTCGCTGACACCTGGAAGGTAGTAGCGGACCTGTCGGCCCGCTCCTGCGTTCGCCGGTAGGATCTGGAACAACCCGATTTCACGCGCGCAACAGGTGTCGAACGTGATCCGGCGGTCGTTCTCCGCTACAATGCGAGCGGGCCGTGTGACGCTCCGGGAACCGTCGTGGGACTCCCAGGTCAAACGCCGGTCGCAAAACCCTTCGCGCTCTGTTCGAGCTGTCACACGCCCAACGTCCATCGTGTGAAGACAGGCGTTTCCGATTGACCCATTCCCGATGTCTCCCAGGCTGTACTCCTTCTCAGCGACAGCGACGGTCAACAAACAGTCAACGCCTTCTTCCCCGCAGGAGTACGCAAACATCTCCGACCATCGGGAAAGCGTTTCCTGCGCCGCATCCCTGATCTGTTCGCAGCGGGCAACACGGGACTCTGCAACGGAATCGCAGGCCGTGTCCTGCCAGTTGGAATGAAAGACGAGCATTGCGTAGTACAACAACTGGGAAACAGTGTACATCTGCCCCTCCTACAACAGCCCCGGCTCAGCACGCCGCGTCCGTTCCTTGAGACGCTTCCCCTTCAGCCCGGTGATGGCGAAGTCCAGAGCGTCGAACAAGTCGCGTTTCCCATGAGGGAACGACACGAGCCTGTCGATGAGTTTCTGGTGGTGGGGCATGAAATGGATTCGGTGCTGTTCGAAAATGGGAGTCAGTTTCCAAGCCCTCGTGACTTTGTCTTTGTGTGTCAGGACCGGCCTGATAAGCCACGTTGGGTGCTTCTTCTTCAGTTCCCCCGGCTGCGCCTTCTGATAGGCGTTCGCCTCGATGAACGCTCCGATGATGGAACGCTCGAAACGCCGGTAGGTGTTCTCAATGGACTCTTGCTGGGCGCTGAACGACAACCTCTGTTCAGTGAAGTCCAGAACCCAGAGGTGTTCTTGTTCGTCTTCTCCTACAACGACAGTAGCGAAGAAGTCGTGTTGTTCGCCTTCCCCGATGGCGAGGTCTACGCCGACTGCAACTCTCAGCCGTTCCAGCGACGGGTACTGATCCGATGGAACAACATCGCAGTCGTCATAGCTGAATATCTCGCCCTTCATCGCCTCCGTGTCACATTGGTACTGGGAGTTGAAGATGATCGGTCCGGCATCTTCCCGGAGTTCATGTAGGTATGGCGTCTTGAACTTCTCCGGGTACACGGACTGATCGTTCTCATCAAGCGCCGGGATGACCAGCGTCTTTCCCCTGAACTCGTGGTCTTGAAAGTGCTGGTACAGATCTTCGTAGTGGTAGCGCGTACCCAAGATGTGTATCTCGCCCCGGTGATCCACGACCGGATCGGGAGGCATGATACACGGCTTGAACACCTTGTAGTACCACGTCTTGATGGACTGCCGCTGATGGTCGGTTCGGCTGTTCGACTCGTCCAGGAGGTCATCGCCAAAGCCAATGTCGTAGTGCTTCGACGCGACGGCCGACCCGACACCGACCGTTGCTACAGTCGGTTCCTTCGCGTTCCGCGTCCTTGGGCGAACTGCGATGGAACGCTCGTCCCACTGTCTGTCCCCCACGTAGTCCCCAAAGATGTCGCGCAGCTCCTCGTTAGACTCGAAGTGCCCCTTGACCTCTCCCAACATATCCTCTGCGTTCTCAGCAACCTTCGATGCGAGAATCACATGGATGTTGGGATTCTTGAGGATCACGTGAATCATCTTCGCAATCGTCCCGATGGTAGTCTTCCCGGCCGTTCGGAACGCCAGCGTCAATGACTGTGGATTCTGAAGTTGGTGAACGATGATGGGGTAGTGTACACGCGGGTGAACGGTGTATCCCAGCACCAGTTCCGCGAGCACATCAATCCTGTTCCGCTGGAGAACCGCTCGCCGCACCCACTCCTTGTAGGCTTCCCGCCCCCTGTGTAGCAGAGAGATCAGCCCGTCTCTGTTTTTCGCTGAGACTACAGCCGAGGATGCGGCTATTCGATTCTCGACAGCGGCGGCTCCGGTCGCCATCGCTTCACGGTCAGTCGTTGCGCGGGTCGAGCCAGAAGCCCGCGACTTCGGCGCTGGCCGGGGCTCCGGCAGCGTTGATATTCACGGAGATGAAGAACCGGCGACCCTTGATCGGGAACTGGACGGCCATCGCGCTGGAGGCTCCAACCGCGAACGTGATCGGGCTGGATTCGCTGATGAACGCGCCCGCCAAGTCCGACCAGTACAGAACCTCGAAAGTCACGCCCCCTCCGGCCCCCACCTTCAGGTTCGCCAGACCCTCATCGTAGCCGCTCCCGTTCACCCCCATGTTCTTGTCGGTGACTGGGAGCGCGTCCACCGTTGTGACGGCGTCACGGTGGAGTCGGAAGTCCGGGGACGTTCCGATTTGGCCTGTTCCTGACATGTCTCTGCTTCCTTCCTTCGACTGTCGCCCGGCTCCGGGCGGGGGAGCCGGGCGACCGTCTGATGCGTTGGCCCTGAGCCGTCAGGCCTGGGCTACTCGAAGCACTCGTAGCGGACCAGCTCGCCGGTGACGTTCATGTCGCCGTCCGTCCCCAGCCGGAACCCGTTGGCGAGGGGCGTGATGGCGTTGGACGCCACGAGCGCCCCGGTGCCGGCCGCGACCCGCTTGAAGCCGCTGCCGTCCGCCATGCCCTCCTGCCACTCCATCTCGTCGCCGCTGGACACGTTGGTCAGCTTGACGCGACTGGGACGAAACCCGACCTTCTCCACGTCCACCGCAACGCCGGTGGTGCCGTAGAACGCCCCGTGCATGATCTTCCAACCGCTCGCCATGATCCATTCCCTTTCCCGCCCACTCTGGGGCGTCCCTGGAGTTGCGAACGATGCGCTTGACGGTTCCGTCCGGTCGCTGCTACCGCCCTCAACCTCGCGGTCCCTGCGGCTCCTGCCGCTGGTCGCACCGTCTGGGGGCAGCCAGGGCTGCTCCCCGATGGAACGATTCTAGTCTGGTTCGCTGACTGAAGATAGTGAAGAAACGTCGGGCGGTGGAGTGGCTGGCTTCTTTCGTACAACTACATGACGGGTCGCTCCGGCGTGCGCTCCCTTCGCTTTGGCGAGCCCGCCCGTTGTCTTTGGATTGATTGAGCGGGTCCGCTCTGTCGAAGCCGTCTTGGAAACAACAGCTCGCACCGGCTCCGGGAGCGCCGTCATCGGCTTCACTTCCAGCATGTCGCGTTCACCATAGCGGGACATTACCGCATTGACCGCTTCCAACTGCTCTGAAATCTTGGAACGCAGGTCGGCGTCAGTCATGTCTGCGACGGCAATGCCCGCGATAATCTGGTGGCGCTCCGGTGCTTTCTGTATCAGCCCCATCTGCTGTCCGGTCTGAAGGATTCGGTCGATGGCTTCGGACTTCGCCCGCGCCGCACCAACGACTGCCTGGGGCTGGTTCCCGTTCGTCCACTTCTTGATCAGCTTGTCGAGGTCCCGGATGACCCCTTCTTGTCGCAGACAGTAGTCCAGGTACACCTTTTCCGGCGACTTGTCGAGCCGTTCCACCCGGTCTTCGGTGTACATCTGTTCCAGCAGCTGGTGGTATTCGGCTTCGGACAGTTCCATGTCCTCCATGATCCTGGTAGCAGCGGTTCCGGCCGCGAGTTGGGCGCGGATCGCCGCTACCAAAAACTTGGAAGCAGGAAGTTTCGACTTCGCGGGTGGAGGTTTCACAGAGTCACCCCGAGATGACCATGACCTTGTCGGCCTTCCAGCTGGACGTTGCCTTCACAGCGTAGAAGGCATTCCCCTGGGGATTCACGCCGTTGGGCTGCTTCCAGACGAGCCGTTCCGCGCTGGAGCCAAAGTGGGTGCGGCAGGCGAACCCGACTTCCTGGGAAGTCAAGTTCCGCTGGCGCTTCTTCAGCTTCTTGGCGTAGTAGAAACACGGGGAGTAGAAGTGAACCAACCCCACCATGTCGTCCGGTGGCGCAACAACAGTGGACGGGGACGGACGAAGAAGGGACTTCACGAGCCCCAACAGCCCTTCCGGGAACTTGTTGATTCCCATGAGGATGATGGCTTCGCGGCGCAGCTCCCGTTCGTCCTTCACTTTCGGATTCGGGTCGCGCTTCCCGCCGTTCATCCAGTCCGGGTTGATGGGTTGGCTGTACCCGCGAATCATTGCGGTGAAAGACCTGAAACGAGGGTACAGCATGGCGAAGCGGTTGATCATCGTCCACATGACCGCCAACCCCTCGCGGTCCACGTCACAGTCGCCGCCCGCCTCGCCATACAACATCCGGGCCGACCACTCGATGTCGGCATTCTCGAATGTCGTCAGTTCCTTCCCACCGTAGACCACGATTCCGTTCGGCATCACGCCCTCCTGCGGTCGCCGTTCGCCGGGCGACCCTGCGGCCGGTCGTCACGCCGGTCACCGTTCAGCTTCGGCTTCGACAGCACTTCCATCTTGCGCTCCAGAACGTCCAGACGCTCACCGTAGGCCTTGTTGATCACGAGCAGCGCATTGACCTTGTCCTTGGTCGCCTCCTGGCGACTCTTGGCGGCGGTGATCTCCGTCCCGGCGGTGTTCAGCCAGCCCCTGACCTTCTGGGACAAAGCCTCGTGCTCGTCGTACAGCTTCTTGAGCCGCCGCTCCCACTCACCGCGTTCGAGGTCGAAGCGGCCCCGGCACTCCCCCTCCCACTTCGCCAAGGACTTCTTCAGCTCCTTGTCGGCCGTCGCCAGGTGTTCCTTCAGATCACCCAACGACTCCCCCAGCGACTCCAGACACTCGATCAGTTCAGCGTCCGTCAGCGGCGTCGGTGGCGGCTGCGTCACCCCCTCCGGGGGGTTCGGCTCCTGTACCTCCAACGTGAATGCCTCGCTCGTTGCGGGCTGTGGTTCGGTGGTCCCTTCCTGCTCCGTGGTTCCCATCGTCTTCCTCCCATCTCCCTCATCGCAGAGGGCGTTCAAGCGTAGCCTAGCGAGGGTCGCCCAACCCCGGCCCCGGTAGCAATGAGGATTCGCCGGGAGATGGGCGGTAGCAAGTCCGTTCTTGCTCGATCAGATAACAACGGTCCCATTTACAACAGACGAGTGCACGAACCCGTACACCGTTCCCACAGTGTTCCTCCGGGACTGGCAGACGAATGGCATCCGCCATCTCCGCTTCGTACCCCAAGCGGCACGGATTTGGGCCTATCGTGGGCTGCGAGATGTTCTCTTGTTTCAGGACGGTGTAGCCGTTCGATTCGAGCCAAGTTTTCGTGTCTGGCCGTGAACAACCGACAAGAATCAACAGAGCGATCCAACGCATCTTGAAGCTCACAGCGAGTGATTCATCTGCCAGGCAGAGCGGAGCTGGGAAAGTCGGGAACAGGAAGGCGACGAAAGATGCCCACGACTGTATCCGTAAGTCGTTGGGAGGCTAACGACGACGGCGCGGAACATTTCCACCTTCACCTTCCCAGCTCCGTTCCGACTGACACGCATCGTTCCCTCATTTCCGTAGCCTAGTGTGTGGTTGTTACGCGGTTCTGGACCAGAAGCACCCCACGAGGGGTGCGATTACACCGACACTTAGGAGGCTTTTCCCCCTTCGGAGTGTTCGCCGTCGCTCCACACCGCATACAGCGGTAACGATCCGTCTCACTGTCGCCTCCGGCCCAAGCCCAACGTCCCTTCTTCGCCACGTTCGCCTCCTCACCCAGCAAAACCGGGTGTAAATGAAGTGCGGGAACCCTTACCTCCCGCACCTGAACTGCTGTATCGGGCCAACTTTCGCAAACTCCCATCATCCCGCTGGTAGTCTAGCTGTGTTCGATGGGATAGAGCTGATCGGCGTAACGTCGAAGTACCCAAGCCGACTTGAAGATTCCTACGGTGATGGGGTTCCCGTGCTTCACAAACTCCGCGAGAGCAGAGATCAGCTCCAAGTAGATGGACGCAACACGAATCAGTAGACAGAAAAAGCGCAGTCCGAAGCTGAAGATTCGTTTCATCCGTCTGTTCCCTCCCCTCCCTTCGTTTCCTTCTTCCCCTTCTTCCCTGCTTCTTCGTCCTTCACGAACGCCGCAGCCAGCACAGCAACGAGGTCGGTCGCATCCGCTCCCGTTTCGGCCGGGACAAGTGCCTTGTAATCGTCGCGGTACACGATCAACGCGCCGGTCCCGCGCTTCCCGTTGATCATCCCCACGTAGGGACAGACGCCGACAACAGCACCGTGTCGGGCGATGTCGCCGCGAATCGTCTGCGTGAGCGCCTTCCACCCTTCGTCCTGTTCTTCCGTTTCCACCGTCGTCCTCCATCCGAAGTCTAGCCGGTTCCCACCAGCTTCGGACAGAGCATCACTTGCGTTTCTTCAGCCGGTCGAACCAGTACACCGCTTCCCTGGGCGGGAGTGGACCGTACCGCCTCACCTTCCCGTTCTTCTTCGTGACGACCACGTACCAATCGGTGGCTGACTTCGCGTGGACCGTAACACTGGCGTACTTCACCAGCCCTTCCCCTTCCCCTCGCGCTGCCGCTCGATGGCGTTCTTCCCCAGGAGATACAACGCGAAGACGATGGCAGCAAAGGCGAGCGGAACGGACCACTTGGAGTCAGTCCAGTGGTTGAGGGCCCACTCTGCGTACCCCTCGCGCCCCTTCCAGTCCTGGAACAAAGACTTCGGCGCGACTGCCAACAGCACACCCGACCAGATTGCGCGAATCTCGCGCCGTCGCTCCGGCGTGATCTCCTTGAACCCCCTCATCGTTTCCCCATCGTCAGCGACGGGCCGTTCAGGACCTTCACGAAACCCGCAACCAACTCACTGGGAATGAACTGGAGCGAAGCCGGAGTGTAGGGAACGTCGGGATCGTGCGTCTGGCGAGCGAAGTACACGCCCGCCCCATCCGGCCGCTTCCAGACGCCGAAGGTCTGAGTGACCGTGTACTCGTTCATCGGATCGGTAAACGTGGCCGTCGCCTCCGCATCCGGCGGGTTCGCCTTCGTCCAGAGGATGTCGCTGTTGCGCGACCGCCTCTGGAGTGCCCGATGCGCCTTGATCCATCCGTCGATGTTGTCGGACAGTACGCGGGCCGGGGCTGTACGGGGCTTCTTCGGGGTCGTCATCGTCTTCCTCCCTTCGGCTCCAACAGGTACGGCTTCCACTCCGAAGCCGGGAGCCCTTCACGAACCGCCTTCAGAACGTGTGCGGCTTCCGCTTCCCGAAGTCCGCAAATGGAACACTTATCCGGGGGCGGGAACCACTTCAGTTCCTCAAACTCGAACGGTCGGCCGCACTCCTCACAACACTTCAACGCTGGCATTCGCTTTCTCCACACCCAGTCCACGATAAACAAACGATGGGAGCTGCACAACGCCCTTCCTCATGGATCTGGTAGGCGTGCCGGACACATGTACCAGTTGCGCTGGAATCGTGCTCGATGTAGCAGAACCGGCAGACACCGCAAGTACGAGCCCTGCGGGGCTTCCATACAAGCCGCCCCTCCGCGATGGTCATCAGGACGACAAGCCCGATGACGCAGCCTGCTATGGAAACAAATATGAGTAGCGCGACAGCAAACACCCCAGCTGCAGTCATCTCTCGCACTCCGTGTGGCAGTGTCCGTTCAAGTCGGAGTTCCAGAGCGTC